AATATCTCCTCTGTGTATCCAAGGTTTTTGCTGTTTCACTTGGAGAATCAGCGCCGAAGCAGAACAGCGGCAGGCGCTAGAAGAGTAAACTGCTACCCTGTCTGGGGTAGAATTAGCACTTTTCGCGAACCAGAGGAGCAGGCACAGGTTAGAGGTTCGATTCCTCTTACTCTACAGACGGTAGGGCAGGGACAATACCTGTTGCCGCAGTCATCGTGTTGCAACACGATGCGAAGGTGGTGAGGCATCTTTGAGTGGCCCTGCGAAACGGGGCCACACCTCACAATTCAGGGTGTAGCCTAGTGGTTCAGGTTCGGCCTTTGGAGCGCTGAGACGGGTGTTCGATTCACCCCACCCTGACTAAGTTTGTACTTGATGACTATGTTACAATCCTTCAGTCTGTGCCTATGGAAGAAACTAGGCAATGCTTGACGTGTGGCAGTACCAAACCGCTCAACGAAGAGAACTTCGTATACAGAAATAAGAAGCTTGGGCAATTCACATCGTACTGCCGCCCATGCAAGACCAAATACAACAACGATCACTATACTCTACACAAGGCTGAGTACGTGCCACGTCGCGCAGTCCGAAACAAGAACTACAGACTGCACATAAGTCAGTTTTTGTTGTCTTATCTACAAGAACACCCATGTGTAGATTGTGGCGAGAAAGATCCTGTTGTTTTGGAGTTTGACCATCAGAGAGACAAAGTTAGATCTCTGTGTATGATGACAGCAGCGGGTTTCTCAATTGAGAAAATTAAAACTGAGATAGATAAGTGCGAGGTTCGCTGTGCAAATTGTCACCGCAGACGAACCTCACAACAACGAGGTTGGTTCCGCTCTATATCAGGGCAGGCGATAAGGACAAACCATGGAACTCTTTGATAAGAATGAGCGATTCACAAATCAAGCTCTCGATATTGATCGGGAGTTCTGCCAAGCGCTCAAGCCAATCTTTCTTAAATACACGCGACAAGGCGCATCAATTCGGCAGCTTGCGTATATCGCATCGAGTTCTCTAGCTGAAACACACTTGGACTTGCTGCTGGATGATCCAAAGATTGTCCGAGGCAGTTCCGTCGAATAAGACAACCAAGCTTGTTCCTGTGAGTACAAGTGTACAAGCGAGCCTTTGAAGTTCGCGAAGATGGTGCGATTCCATCCACAGGATCCATGCGAGTAGGTCGAGTTGTCCTCGGGAGCATCATGCGCGCCCCGATCAGAAGGTGTAACTCCTTCGCTCGCAACCAATGCGGGGTTGATGTAGCAGCAACATGGCACACTTCCACTGTGCTCTCAGGAGTGCAAATCTCCTACTCCGCTCTACGTAACAAGAGGTTCCATGACATACGATCCAGTCAAGTTCGCACAGGGTATTGATGAAGAACTCTCTCAGATTCGCGAGACCCTGATCCTAAAGAACAAGGATTATGGTGATAGTGCATTGAGTCCTATCGGAGTCTTTGCCGAGCCTGATCCCGTTCAACAGCTCTGCGTTCAGATCGACCACAAATTGAAGAGAATTCAGAACACAAAAGCTGGATCTGCAATCCAAGAAGACACCCTCAAAGACCTCATCGGCTACTTGATCCTTCTCCGAATCGCACTGAAGAATCCATGAAGGTTCTCGTTCTGGAACCTGTCGTTTATCGTTGATCATCGGCAGGATTTCTGCCATTGATTCAGATCATGAGCAGTTCAATTCCGTTGTGCGCTTGTGGATGCGGAGAGCCCGTAAGATTTCATGGCAGGAAGCCGATGACCTACAAGAAAGGTCATCATCGCAGGAAGCATGGTTTCAAATCGGAAGGCACCTTTTGTCCGAAGTTGGCTAGGGTCAACGAGCGGATGACCAGAGAGTTCGGTATCACTAGAGAGCAGTCCGATAAGATGCTGGAAGCACAGAACGGTGTCTGTGCGATCTGTTCGTGCATAACAAATTGCAAGGACAAGAGCGGAGAACTGAAATGGTGTATCGACCATTGTCATAAAACTGGCAAAGTTCGTGGTATTCTTTGTCACCTTTGCAATGCTGCACTTGGGCTGTTTCGCGACGATATACAAACACTCGAGAATGCTCGTGCATACCTCATCAGGTCTGAACAGTGAGCAAGAGAGCTCGTCCCAACAGTTTGGGCATTCTGTGTGCGTGTGAATGTGGGCAACTAACAAACGAAAATCACGGCAAGATTTCAAAGTTTGTCAAGGGTCACAGTGCTCGTAAGTTCAAGAATGGAGAGCTCCGTAGTGGCAAGGTAGCAGATGCTTTCTATTGCCTGAAAAGAAAATACGGACTTACGTACGAGGCTTACTATGAGCTATTGCAAAAACAAAACGGGGTCTGTGCAATCTGCGGAACAGATAATCCTGGCAATGCTCGTGGTGGCCGATGCCCTCGCATGGCAGTAGACCATTGTCACAAAACCCGGAAAGTTCGCGGGTTGCTTTGTCAGTCCTGCAATAAAGGACTTGGTAATTTGAAAGACTCTCCCGACGTAGTGGAAAAAGCAATCAGCTATTTGAAGGAGTATGTAGGCTAATGAAGGTATGTGTGCTCGGAGATTTTCACATCTGGAACCACTCCCAACTTGGGGGTCCGATGGAGGGGGGTCTCAATCGCCGTTGCAGGGGGCTGATTCGAGACATCTCCGACACGGTGCAGGGTGCCATCACAGAGTATGGAATCGAAGCTGTAGTTCAGCTCGGAGACTTCTTCGACAAGTCCAATCCGCCTCCCGCTGTGATGCTCGCTGCGATGGAGCTTCTTCGCCGGTTTGATGTGCAATGGCACATCCTGGCAGGGAACCATGACATCCGAGCTTTCGGAGTGCCTTCCGCCATCGCACCGCTTCGGCACCTCCCCAACGTCAAGGTCTACGAAGAGCCTACATTGGTAGAGCTCGGCGGTGCCCCCTGGGCAATGATCCCCTTCACCGCAAGAACTGCCGATGAGTCGGTGAAGAAAGCCTTGGAGCTTCTCAGTCCTGCCGTTGATGAAACACGGTTTGCCTGCCTCCACTATGGAGCCGTTCGGGAGTACAGCAGCAATCGACCGGATGTGACCCCGCTCCGAGACTACTTCTGGACAGGGCACACCTCGGATCGTTATCCGACAAACTGGTTCTTCGGTCACGAGCATGGGAGTCGGGCGGTTGCAAACACATCCGAGCACACCAAAGCACGATCGCTCGGTTCTTTCTGTCAGCACAACTTCGGCGATCCCAATATCATCTACATTGGGGCAATCGTAGATACAAACCTTCTCGACGTTGTGAAGGTCGTAGAGCTCATGGGTCCAAGGTTTGTGGATCTCCGTGAGGTGGACTTCACGTTGCTTGGAACGCACCGTAATGCCTCTGCGGTTTATGCAATCTTCAGTCCCGAAGATGCTTCTCTTGCTGAAAGGCTTCGAGAGGTTGGAATCATCACAGACTTCCGCATTGCCCCGATACAACGGGAAGAGAGCGCCGATGGCTTTGCTGCGGAGTCTGCCCCATTGACCAGCTCGGAACCTGTGGACATCGATCAGTGTGTGTTGGAAGAGCTCCAAACCAAGCGAAGCGACGAAGAGCTTCTGAAAGCCTGGGAATACTATGAGCAACTCAAGCAGCGGATCTAGAGGCCCTATACTCCCGTCGCCGCATCACAGCACCAACCTCGTGGACAATCTGGAACTCTGGAACAGGCTTCTGGCCTACTTCAAGGGGGCACAGCACGAAGAAGAGGTTCACTTCCTGTCCACGAACTACTCCCTGCTCAAGTTCACAAAGTCTGTAACTGGTGACCAGAGCATTCGACTCTACGGCATCCGAGAAAGCGCCATGAAACTCTACCTCGGTCAATATGACCTTGTACTGTCCGAAACATCCTTGAATGATCTCGCAGTTCGAGACTACACAAATGAACAGCTTGCACAGCTCTTGGAGAAGGTCTCCATGCTGCGGAGACATCCGGTGCTGGAAACCATGCTCCAGAAGGCGCTAGAAGCCGTCAAGAACGGCGCGGAATGGGGTAGCATGGATGAACCCCTTCGCTTCGCTGTATGGACCCTCCAAGGGGCTGTAAACGCCTGGGACAAGCGGGTGCTCGAACTGGAAAGGAAACTGAAGTAATGACGTACTTGATCTGGGATTACGAAGATCGAAAACTCTACAACTTTGAATCTGATTCAGATCTTGAAGAGGCTGCTTATGAGGCTGCAAAGAAGCTCTACAGTGATTGCTACGAATCTCACGATTTCAAGATTGGAGTCTCAGAGGATGGTATGACATGGCACGATTTTGAATATGAGATCTGCATGTCACCAAGCATCTATCAGACCAAATACACGGTAGACGTTTCCGATCCGAGACCTCAACCGAGCAAGCTGTAAGGTTTCACCATGGAAGAACTTGTTGGTAAGAAGATCCTTGGGATCTTTCCTGATTCTAGCAGCATCGTTTTCGCTACGAGTGATGGGGGGCTCTCTTACACTGTAGAGGGTGATTGCTGCTCTCATTCCTGGTTCGAGTCGATTCAGGGCGTGGAAGCCTTGATGCACGGAACTGTTTCCAGCGTTGATGATCTCATCCTTGGAAGCGACGAGGATGCCTACTCTGTTGTCAAGGTCTACGGTATCCGTATCGTGACGGATAAGGGCTACGCAACGATCGAGTACAGAAACTCCTCGAATGGTTATTACGGAGGCTGGTGTCGGTTTGATGGCACTTGCGCAATTCCAGAAGCGGGGTCCATTCAGGACGACTGGAGTTCATGAAGCTACTCAGTCTTGAACTTACGAAATTCCTCTGCCATACGGGGCCTGTTCTATTTGAGTTTGGTCCTGGGGTGACATTGCTCTCTGGGCCGAATGGGGTCGGCAAGAGCGCACTTCTGGAGGGCATCCTCTGGGCGATCTGGGGCTTCGTTCCGAGTCGCCCCGCTCGAATTGAGGGCTCTCGAGCAGTGCTCAAGTGCAGCGATCAGTTCACCATCGATCGCTCCTACAATGGCAGAACGGAGAGTGTGGACATTGGTAAGGGTGCGGGAGGGAAGCGCAGGGCTGAAGAGGAGATCGCAGCTCACTTCGGAACCTACTCGGCCTGGGAACGATCCCTCTATGTGACCGGAAAGAATGTCTCGCACTTCTCCTCAGGGAACGCCACAACACGCTGGGATCACCTCGAGAGGGTGACAGGGGCTCTTCGGTTCCGAGAGCTTCAGAAAGCCTCTGCGGAGGATCTGACGGCACTTCAGAAGTCTTCGGAGGCGGTGGTTCAAGAGGTTGATGCGCTCCGCGATCGGATCCTGCGCGCAAAGTCCAACTTTGAGGATCGCCGCAGATTTCGAGAGCTCATCTACGATGACTTCAACGAGCCTCAACTCCGAGAGGATCTGAAACGTCTCACCGAAGAGTTTGATCATGTGGAGGCTCAGAAGAGCACTCTTCAAGATACACTCTCCGAGTTTGAGAAAGAGATTCAGCCTCTCCTACGAGAACACCGCAGCTTGGAAGAGGCTCTACAAAGAGTGGTCTACAAACTCTGTGAGACTTGCGGATCAAGTGTTCCCGTAGAGAAGGACAAATCCTCTCTACGAGATCGTCTCTCCGTAATCAAAGATGAGATCTTGAAAGCCAAGGAGGTAAAGAACGAGTTCCTCGAAGAGATCTCAAGATTGAGTAGCGAAGGTCAGAATCTTCTGGAAGAGATCTCCGACATCAAGCTCACACTTGCGGAGCTTGCACGTCGTGAGGATGTACTTCTTCAGGAAGAAGAGTCCTGTCTGAAGCAACTCCAGACAATCTTCGATGCGGAGTCCAGACTTCTCAAACTGACAACCGATTCGGAGATTGCTTACGATCGGTTGAAGGTTGGGAAGGACGTGAGCAAGGCTCTCTCGCCTTCGGGCGCTCCTCGAAGATACCTTCGCCAATACCTCGATCGAATTGGTCAGTACGCAAACTACTACCTTTCCGCACTCGGATCTCCGATTCAAGTGCAGCTTGTGGTGGGGGATGACAACAAGACCCTGGACATCAAGGTTGCGGGTATTCCTGCGAAGCGCTACGAGCACGCTTCCGGGGGCCAGCAGCGGAGGATTGACCTCTGCCTGCTCCTCGCCATGGCAGAGGCCGCAGCGGAGGTTGGAACGATCCCCAAGGATGCTCCACTCATCTTTGACGAGGCGCTGGATACACTTGACGCCGAGGGTGTGGAATCGCTTATCTTCCTTGCGTGCGACATCGCCACACGGAGACAAGTGCTCCTCGTAAGCCACGCCGATCCGGTGCTTCCGCTCGGAACTCAGGTACACCACATCAAGCTGGGATCGAATTCGTGGACTCCCTCTACATCCGTTTGAAGTTTGGGATGCCCATGAACGAGTTTAATCGCCTCGTTCTCCAGTATCCGAACTTGGTAAGGCTGCAAGAGCATTTGCAAGTAAACTCCCACTTCATTGAGTTCGGATCTGTGCTCGGTGCTGTAAACCAATCGCGTTCGGAACCTAAGTATGTGCTCAAACAACCTCTTCGGTTCCTCGATTGGGCAAAAACATCGGAGCTTTACGACGAAGCGCAGTTGGAGAATCTCGAGTGGTTGATCTGCCAGGAGCTCATGAAGGAGATGGTGTGAACTGTTCAAATGTTCTTGACGCTTCTTTGAGCGTTCTCTAAGATCTGATTTGCGCACGTCCGTGGTTTGCAGATTGCGGGCAGTTTTTCCTTGGCCTGTCTCCCAGGGGCGCACGAGACAGCGTAGACCCTCTCGCTGAATAAGCTTGAGGGTTTTTACGTTTATGGTAGGGTCCTTGACGGACCCCGCTGGTAGGGCCTGTGTCGGTTTAGACCCGACCCTCTCGTGGAAAAACCACGTTACGGAAGCAAATAGCCAGTAGTCCATACCCTTCGGTTGAGTCGGACTTGATCTGTCCCAATGAGGGCTCCAGAGCAAGGGACAGCAGTGGCACCGTGTACGACTTCGGTGGATGATCAAACGGGCGGTATGTCGGCTGGATCGCTGATAAGACGAGTCTCTTGCAACCTGCACCCCTGAAAAGGCAACCCTTGAGACTCCCGAATCAGCTACAACTCTTGAAACCGGCACCAGACAGGTGCAGTGGTTGAGGAAGTCGGTCTATGTCCGAGGTTCTAAGTATAGGGTTCACGGGAACTCAGCAGGGCCTTACGAACCCTCAGAGAAGTTCCCTCTTCACGCTCCTTGCACAACTCTTCGATCTCGGTGCCAGGTTCCACCACGGAAAGTGCATCGGTGCAGATAGTCAGGCTCACTACCTTGCAAACATGCTCGGTTATGCCATTGTGCTGCACCCTCCGCTCCTCGGTAAGAAAGAGGCGAAGTGTCCCATCGAGATCGAAGAGGGTGACGAGATACGCCCTCGCAGAGACTATCTCGATCGCAACCGTGACATCGTGAACGAGACCACAATCCTGGTTGCGTGTCCGAAGGAAGAAGAGGGCGAAGCTCTTCGTTCGGGCACATGGTTCACAGTTCGATACGCCAGAGATCTCAAACGTAAGATCTACATCATCCGACCAAACGGGGAGGTTGAGGATGGATCGACCGATCCTGAAGTCCGAACTTGAGAAGTGTTTTCGAGAGGTTCTTGAACAATGGAGCAAGAAACCTCAAATACCAACCGCGGAACGAGTTCTATGGGAGATCTTGGACAGGTTGGAGAAGCTAGATAAGAAGGAAGAACAATGAGTAATCGTCTGATTCGCTATCGTGCAGTTTCGATGAAGGTCGCTGGTAAGGTTCGTTGGCTCGTGGATCAAGTTGTGATTCGCGAGGTGGTCCGTGGCAAGAAGGTCGTGGCCTGGGACCTCTACTTCCAGAAGACGCGCAAGGCGTTCGAGGGGCAAGACCCGGCTCGTTGGGCACCGCTCCTCTCGCGCACCCCGAAGAAGGCGGCTCTGCGTGAGATTCGTCTCCTCCAGAGCGAATACAAGGAGGCCGTAGACGACGCCATGGAGTGCTTCGAGGCCATCACGGATCTGAGCAAGGTGGTCGATTGAGCGCTCTCGGAGAGGAAGAAGCGCAGCTCCTCGCACAGCTTTCCACACTGTGCGAGGTTCTCTCCGAGATCCCCTACGAAACCCTCCTTGAGATGGAGCGTAGGGTTGGTCTGGATAACTCCAACATCGCTACCACACTCGATCAATCACTTCGCGCAGGGGCATTCGTAACCTACTGCGCAGAGCATGGACTCTACGGAAAGATGATCGATGTGGTGGAAGAGCTCCTTCCCGAAGAGAGTTGAAGATGTACACAGTTCATCTGCTTCTAGGTGATCTTTGGAATGATGGGCATGGCAAGTCTCACTCGATCGTAATTGAGACCAATCTGACGACAGATCAGATTCTTGAGTCCTACAAAAAGGGCTGCGAGATTCTTGGATTCGACGTGCAGAAGGAGATTGCCGCAGAGTACGAAGACAACAAGCTTCAAGAAAAGTACGCACAGCGTTTTGAAGAGCTTGGGCTTGCCTGGGTCTGGCATGTTGAGGGGGATGAGGATGGTCCCATCGATCTCGACTGTGACGCCTACGCAGAGTTGTGGCTCTTTGCTGCGAGGCTTGGGGCTCCGAAAGCGATTGGTTGTGCCTTCGTATACAACGTGATTACACCCGATGCGGTTCACATCGGTGGTTATGGTCTGTTCACATGATTGACAACAAGTACACACGAGAGACTGCAATCGAGGCTCTGAAGCTGTTTGCAGAGAGCGTTCCAGAGTCCAGAAACATGAAGCTCTTTGAGGCTGTTCGGAGAGTTTCGGAGAACTCCTGGCGTCAGATCAACGACGAGGCTGACGCCATCGATGCTCTTGCTCTGGCAGAGCTCATGCGCTTTGTCGAGCGAGAGAACATGAATTGGGGGGATGTGTATCCAGAATGAGCAAACGAAAAACTGAAGAGCTCCCTCAAGAGCAGGAAACATGGATGGAGCTCGATGCGGGTCTGAACAAGATCAAGGTTGGCTCTGTTCCGATCGATAAGCTTGTCAGGCTTCGCACCAACTACCGCGAGCAGTCTTCCGCACAGCGGCAGGCAATGGACAAGTCCACGGAGAAGTTTGGCTTTCAGAGCCTCATCGTGGTGTCCAAGCTCCCTGATGGCACCTACTCCGTCATTGACGGGCACCACCGTGAGGATGTGCTCCGTTTCAAGGGTGCAAAGATGGCACCTGTCATCCTTCTCCCCGAGGGTATGGCGGCAGCGGATCTGGACCTTGGGCGCATCGCCTTCAACATCTCGGCAGAGGTCAAAGACGATGAGTTTGCCAGCCTTCTGAGGGATATTCTCTCGGCGGGTGGTGACATGCACGAGGTGGCCACCATCTCTACAGTCTCCGACAAGTTCCTTGAGGAGCTTACGCGGAAGCTCGATTCCGAGCCCATTGCGGACACCTCCGAGCTCGATCGTGAGGTGCTGGATACTGGATCGACCAAGAAGAGAAAGACACCGAGGTTCAAGGTGGTTGTTCTCACGGATACAGAATCCGAAGAGGGCGGTGTTCGTGTCTGCCTTTGTTCTACCGAGACCATCATCTCCAAGGAGGTGCGGGAGTGCATGGCAGATCTGAAGATTGCAGTCGATGAAATCGAACCCTTCTACTTCGAGAGCGACGAAGAGCTTGTGGAGCTGATCAATGCTCCGGGGGAAGAGGAGTGATGCCTTACAAGTACGCCGTTGCAAACCTTGCAATTTCAATTGCAAGCGCGCTCGGGTGCCTTGCTCTGGCGGCTGGTCCCTTTGCGGGCTACCTCTCGACGACAAAGTACAACTACTTTCTATCGGGAGCGTTTGTCGCCACTTTCTTCTTTTATCACTGGAAAGATATGGGTAAATCCTATGCAGCATTCTGCGAAGCAAGACGAAACCGTAACAATCGCTGAGATCCTGAGCTCCATCTTCGGGTGGAGTCTGGCAATTGCTCTGGTTACAGTTCTTTCGAGGCGCTGATGAGTTTCGTTGACCACGACGATCAAGATAAGATGCGAGCTCGAAGAGAGTCCACCTTTGGTGGTGCCGTCCGCTATGGTGCGCCTCCGAAACCAAGTGAGCCAAAACCCACAACGGACAACTTGCTTGGCAAGGCGATCGGAGATCTGATGAAGTTGAGACTCAATACGGAGCTTCCGCCTTCGCTCACCGCTGAAGTGGATCGGATCATGATGAGTCTCATGTTGCACCGTCAGATGCTCGACGAAAGGTCCAAGCTGTAATGCCAGCAAGGGGTCAAGGTTCCGCATATCAGGGGGCTCACTGGATTCGGGAATCGACCCGGTACGCCATCTATTATCGGGACCGTGATCCCAAAACCGGACACTTCCTCTGTGCCTGGTGTCTCCGTCGTGTATGGCCCTGGAACCCGACCAGGAAAGTCGCACGGCGCATCTGTCTTGATCACCTCGTTCCGGTGCATATGGGAGGAACCAATCGCTCCGAGAACGTGGTGACGAGCTGTCACCTTTGCAACAACCAGCGTCGCGGCCAGTCCTGGGAAGATTGGCGCGACAGTTGCAATTGTGACCCCCTCATTGAGAGTAGAATCCTCGAAAGAATCACAAGGCCACTTACAAAAGAAGAGCGTAGGGCGGGTCTTGAGCTTTCAAAAGCCAGGAAGAAAGGTCCGAGAACTTGGAAAAGTCTGATGTCGCATTGGAGCAACAACTCCTCTTGATCTCCGAAAGCATTCGTGTGGAGTACGACTGCGGAGCGGAGGGAGTTAATCTTCCGGTCCTCTATGACTGGTACTCAAAGGAGGTGCTCCGAACAGCTCCAAAGCTCAATAGCGCGGAGAACTTTGAGGCCAACCTCAACCACGCCGCAATGGGTCTCGCAGGCGAGTGTGGTGAGGTTGTGGATCTCATCAAGAAGCACCAGCATCATGGTGTGGAGCTCAATCGCGAAAAGATTCTTCAAGAGGCGGGTGATGTGTTCTGGTATCTCCAGTACCTTTGCCTTGTGCTTGGAGTCCAACTCGATGATATCGCGATCCAGAATGTCAGAAAGCTCAGGCTCCGCTACCAGAACGGTTTCAATACGAAGGATTCCATCGAACGGAAAGATGAGGCGGTCCATGATACAGAGCAAGCAAGACCTTCTGGATCACAAGAGAGCTCGGATCCTGTTGCAGTCTCTCCTGAAGGAAACAAAACGTGAAAGTCCTGAGTCTGATACGGAGGCTATTCGGGGTGCCATCAAGCTCCTTGAATCCGACATCCTCGACTACGAAACAGATGATTCCGCCAGCGTCCGATGGTGATCTCGGGATCTATGGGCGTGTTGCCAAGGCATTCGGCAACACTGCTCTGCATCCAGATCCCCCACCCGCAATCCTCGCTTTGTGTAAAGATTGTGCAGGCTGGCACAACTACTTCGAGTGCCCAAAGGTGAGTGTATGAATCTGTCAATCCTTCCAAAGCTGCACCGAGCCATCGAGACTGGTAATCTTGGTGCGAAAACACGAAGATTGTCATTTATCGATGCTACCGTAGCGTTCTCGATTCACTGCAAGCTGGCCTGTGCTAATCCCGGCAAGCGTGTTCGCACCACAATGCTCGGCGGAAGGGTCGCAAACTCCTATAAGTACAAGGCCACATCCACTGACATCGTGCTGGAGACATCCAAAGAAGGCGTGACCACAATCATCCGTGCGGGTCGTGTTTCGGCTGTAAAATCACCCCACGGCAGGGGTCGTTGTCTCTACTCCACAGTCAATGGGAGAATCGTTGAATGAAGATCTATGCAAGAGGTGTGTGGGTTTGTCTTGGCGTTGGTACTGTTGAGCAGGAAGCCAAGACAATCGCTCTGCCGAAAGGCGAACCGCTCACAATTGAGCTTTATGTAACGGACGATGCAGGGGTCGTTCGGAGTCTTGAAGACGCAACGGTCGAGTTCCGGCTTGTGAACCCTCTGATGCCCCGTCAAGTGCTCTACCGCACCAACGCGAACGCCTCGTCTTCGGGGCAGCTCTCCTTGGGTCATGCAACTCTCAATGTGAACCTACCTGCCTCTATCGATGCGGGCACCTATCATTGGGAGGTGTGGATGACACTTGGATTGAGCTCACACTACAGAATCGTCCCGCTTTCCGCGTTTCTACTTCTGGGATCTTCGAGGTGAGTCGTGGAGAAAAAGATCAGACCGAGAAGATCTTCTAACAAGCCTTGGACTGCGGAAGAGGACAAGACACTGTGCAATATGTGGCCCGATTATAGCGTAAGGGCGATCAAACAGGCTCTTCGCGGAAGATCGTGGGATTCCATCATCCACAGAGCCAGGTTCCACAAACTTGGGCGCAGGTTCCAGGGTTATGTGTCCGTAGAGAAGGCTGCACAGCACATTGGCTTCTCCCCTGCCTGGATCTTCAAGAAGATTAAGGAGGGTAAGGTTCAAACCTACACAATCGGGGTGGGTAAGAAGCTCAAGAGGGTTGCGATTGAGCTCGAGCCTCTCGAGGAGCTGATCAAGAAAGAACTCAAGTTGGAGACCTTCAGCGATGCTGCAAAACGTTATGGGATGAGCTCCAGCCACCTCCAAGCGATCTTCAAGAGACTTGGCAAGTACAAGGCCCCTACCAAAAAGAAGCAGTGGCAGCGATTGGATCCGACCGAAGTAGATGCGGTGATGTTGCAATGGAAAGAGCACCTGAAGAGCGTGTACGCTGCGCGTGCTGCGCATCTGAACCAGTTTCGTTCAAAGCGTACTGCGTCTCCTGCTGGCTCCATTGTCTGCCTGAGTACGAAGCGCAAGGCTACTACGAAGGCGTCTTCCTCAAGCTCCTCCGTCTCCGAGTCCATGCGTGGGCAAGCTGCATGAGGGAAGAGGGCCTATGCCCCGCCTATCACGCAGATAAAGACCTTGCTGAAAGATCAAGAAAGCTTCTTCGAGAATCCGAAGAGCTCTCTGAAAGGTTTACAGATGTCTGTTGAGAATTTTACGTCTGAGGATTGGGCGAAGTACAACGAGGGTTGTAAGAAGGTCATCGAGGCAATCAAAACCTCGAAGTGGTACTCAAAAACGGATGGGAAGAGGGTAATGGCAGAGATTACCAAGCCCGTCGATGCAAATGGGATGTATGTTCCTCCATACGAGGAGGGAGACTGGCTCTGCTAATTACTTCGTGTAAGCACGATCCGTGAGGATCTGATCGATCCGAGGATCCGGGGTCAGGAACCAGGAAGTCGATAGACCCAACTTCTCCGCAACGTTCCGACCCGAATCATGCTTCTGGCGAGAGCGAATGATGGCGTAGGCCGCACCGCGCTTGTAGGGCACGATCCCAATACCTTTGACCTTGTTCTCGATGTCGTAAGCGACCATGCGCTCCCAAGCCTGCCAGCGCTGTTCCTCGGGCACCAGCGCGAGCTTGTCCACGTAGGGCTGGAGACACTTCCAGAGCTGCCCAGAGCCCCGCGAGAAGGCTGTAAACCCGAGAAGCACCGCCCACGTCGAACCCAAACTCTTTGGCTTCACATCGTCAGGGAGCTTGCCCTCAATGTTCCCAAGATGTCTGCGAAGATTGGCAAGCCCCACCGCAGCCTGATCGGGCACCAGCTTCTTCCACTCATTCGGCTTCATGCTCGGAAGCTTACCAAGCATCTGAACCGTCAGAGCGTGGAGCCGCTTGCGGCGATCTCCGTCGGAGTCCTTTGTAGGGACGGATAGGTACGCCCACGCAGAATACTTTCCGTTTGGATCAGGATTTGGAGCAGGAAAGTTACGAAGCCCAGCTTCAACTTGGAAAAGACCGATCTCGTGGAATGTTTGTGCATCGACCGCCTCTGTAGTGTTCTCCGATTGCTTGGCGAATCCAGTAAACCCGAGAAACACAAGGGAGTCAACTCCCGGCCATGCAATCGGTGCCATGCGGCGAAGGCACTCCCCGAGCTCACCATTCCAGCGTTCAATGAGGCGCTTTTCCTTGCCCTTCGCATAGTTGCGGGGAAGCCCGCTGAAGTTATCTCTGTTACCCATCATACCTCTTGAATGTGAATGGTTTTGCACCAGCTCGGAACGATCTTGTCGGGTGCATTGGCCCGCATCCAGAGTAGCGTCTCTATGACCACTGCATAAGGCGGAACGTTGTTGGATCGGATGGTGCTCAGCGCATACCGAGCCTCCCCCTCCGCGAGAGCAAGCTCCGCACCGCTCAAGTGATACAAGTCACGCTTCAAGCTGCCAATTGCGTGTTCTGCATCAGGAATTTCGCCCGTGAGCAGGTACTTCACCCAAAGAGCTCCGACACAAGCCTTTGCTTCTCTCGAAGCTCTCATGTGCCCCGATCCAAGGTAGTCCACCGTAGATTGGACCTTGCCCGCCATCTGAATCTGGAAGGCGTGCGTTGCTTCGTGGCACTTCGTTGCAACCTCTACGAGAGGATCTGCAACGGCTCCCTTGGAGAGCAGACACACCGTACCAAAAGGTAGCGGGAGCGTTGAAGACCACTCATCGAGGTGCTTGAGAAGAGCATCCACCGCAACGGACGAGCCAGGAACGAGCGTAGCCAGGAACTTGAGAAAGCTCACCGCAGTTTCCCGCAGTGTGTTGTCGGGATGCACAAACGTGAACTCGAACTTGTGCTCCAAGTGCGATGTCAAACCATCAAGCTCACTCCGCGTCAGCATCGACACCTCCATCGGGCGTTACGCAATGGGCTCCCCCATCAATAATAGCGCACACTGCGCCTGTGTAGGTGCAGGGGTAGTCTCCGAGAGGAAAGTACCGCGTGGGTGTGTCTGCACATTGGTAGCCCTGCTCATTGCGGCAGATCTGAGTGCCAACGCGGCAGTCCTCGGCAGGCGGCAGATTCGGCTTGCAGCCGAACGCCCATGCAAGTGCCACGATGGCAAACGCCAGAATCCACCAAAGAGCTCTCTTCTGTTTACGATGTGTCATTGATTTTGCTCATCCTCTCGCCAAGGCTTCCCATTGACAAGGTTCTTGCTTGCTCTCACGCCTTTGAGCACATCCGGCCCAATCGCACGGATCACCCGAAAGAGGTTGGCAAGCCTTGGGTATTGCTCTTCGAGTTGAGCTTGCTGCACTTCTGGAATGGCCCTCCAAGCCAGAATACAGATTCCCCCGCACCACGCGAAGGTGCGATCGGGGTTGTTCAAGATCCATTCCAGAATTTGATGCATCATGCCTTTGTCTTTCTAGTAATGGGGGCAGGGGCCAAGATCGAGTTTCGCTGGATATCAAGCCCCTGTGCCCGCACATCTGCCTGGATCACAGAAACCAGTGTTTCCAGTCTCCTGAACTCGGAATCGAGACTCGCAAGTCTCGTGTCGAGCGTTGAGATTCTCGTGTCGTGGGTTGCAAGCTTCTCCTTGATGGTTTCAAGCTTCGCATCCACACCTTCGATTGCCTTGAGAATCTTCTCCGTGGTCTTTTCCGTCTCTCGATCTCGTTCGGAGAGTCTGCCCCAAGCAACGGCCAGCACAATCAGGGGTGTGAGCAACGTCACGGCAAGTTGAATCCATGGTAGAGGGTTCATTGTTCGGCAACCTTGATCGAGTTTTTGATGTCTGTAAACTGCATAATACTTGCGCAGATCGTCATGATGGTGTGAGCCTCTGCCAACCAAACACAGCAGGGTTGTTTGGAGTTTCGGCGAGTCCGGTAGTGCCATTGGGCCATGTCTCGCGAGACTCGACAATCTCACCTGTTGCGGTCTGCCAGACAATAGCGCCTACTTGCTCAGCAAGCCAGCGAGCCCTTGCGTGGGGGTAGCCATCCAAGAGGCCGAGAGTAATTGTTCGGTATTGTGACATCAGAGTACTCCTGCGCGCCCAGAATGGATAGCACGTACATCTACAGCCCACGCAATGCCAGTGTCCGTCACTGTGCCAATCTGAGCGAGGAGGCCGCTCGCCGCGCTCACGACGGTGGTGGTGGTGTTGATATGAATGATCGTCCATGCGGTCGGGCGCGCGCCTGCCGACCCGATGCCCCAGGCGTAAGTAAGTGTACCACCATACTTCTCGATCAAGAGCCACAACTGCCCTCCTGTACGATCACCCGAAGGAACCGTCGTCGAGACCGTCGCGTGTGCTCCGTAGGACCCGCCAACGGTGCTGGACGCAATGAGTGTGCCATCGCCAAAAAGAGCAAGAGCGACGTTGTTTGTGGCGTCCACGCCCGCAGCGATGTACGCCTGCCGCTGGCTTCCGCCGTTGCCTGTCACGATCGCGACGCGAGCTGCGAGTGACCAAGAGAGCGGAGATGGTAGAAGTGTTGTATGTCTCACAGCACCAGAACCAGCCCCAGACACATCTACCGTCATCGCAAGCTCGGAGCCATCCCACGTTTCCGTGTGGGTGCCAGATCCCGCAAGTGTAGTCCACCCCGTGCCTGTCATATCCTCCACCGCGATGGAGTCTTGCGATGCATCAATTGCTGCACGCACAGCAGAGGCCCCGCCCATTGCGGTTATGGTCTCTGTAATGTTGTCGGCTTGAGCGATAGGTTCGCCCATTGTTCCGATGTCCGAGAGGTCGCCAAGGCTCGATGCGCCACCGCTCCCGCCACTGTTACCTACGAATGGCATCAGCGTGTCGTTCCTGCCATCACAGTGACGGCCACAGAGCCCGCACTAGCCAGCTTGAGGTAGACCTTCTGGCGTTTGGTGAAGAGCCAAGTAAGACTCTGCGCAATACCGGGGATCAGCTTGCCCGCGTTGTTGATGCCGTCAAACGAAACGTACACAACGTCCGCAGCGGTGCTGGATTCGTTGAGCACAGTAATCTGATCGGTTTCCCATGCAAGCGCCACTTGAGGGCTCGCAAGAGCTGGGTAGCTGGTTGAGTTTACGGTGTGTGTAGTGCATGAATCTGGCATTGTTCAATCATCCGTTCGTGAAGAGAAGTGTGGCAGCAACTTCCGCAGCTCCCGCACTAATACCACCTCGACCTTTACCATGCACCGTAATCTTTTGCCCCTCTGTGACAGATACAGAGTGTGAAAGATCGGAAGCGCTTGTGCCCGAGGCTGCAAGTTCGCAGGTAATTGCGGTGGGGTTACCATCCACATAGACCGTAAAGTCTATGCTGGAGGTTCCCGGTCCTGTGAACGCTGTAATGTAGAGCTTGGAGAGCTTGCCTGCTCTTGGTGCGGCAATACTTGGGTATGGACCCGAAACAACAGGAGCCGTGCGGGCACCAAAGCCCGGATCGAGGGCCACTTCACTTGCGGATCCGGGCGTATCTTCATTTCCAAAGTAGAGAACACCGCCACCGGATGTGGAATCTACGTAGCTCTTCGTAGCCGCGTCTGAGGCGTTCGTTGGCGTATCTACGTTGGAAATCTTATAGGGTCCGGGCGTGGCGCTGAACTTTCCAGTTGCCCCGTCAATGTTCCAACCCCGATCCGAAGAGTTCGCAAGCAGGTTGATATCTGCGTTGGAAGTCTCGGTCTGGATCGTCAGGTCGCCATTCTGTTGTCGGATCTTCGCATCCGAGCCATAGAGCTTGAGGGCACCTTCGTGGTGCCCAAGACTCCCGTCTACAAAGACGTAGTAATCCGAACCGTCAATGTAGACGATGTGTCCGATCCTTCGTGCGTACGTGCCTACGGTTACAGAGAGTGCGGCGGCATCTGTGACGTACACTGAGTCAAGTACGGAACCCGCACCAAGGCTCAAAGGCCCCACAATTCCCGTCAACTTCGCACGAAAGAGCTCGTTTGCGCTTACGGAGGTGTTGCCTGCAATGTCGTTCATCACGACATAGAGGGGCTTGTCCATCTCCGCAATGTTGCTGGCTTGCGCCTTCTCGAAGACTGGAACAAGCTCTTCTCCCGGCAAACCGGCTTTGATGGTCGCCATGTCCGTAATGACAACTACGTCACCACGAGCAAGGTTTACGTCGGCTTGTCCGGTAATTACGGAAGGATCTGCGAATCCATTATCGAGAATTCGCATGGCTCGGTTCAAGTCCCGTGCCCAGCCTCTCGAGGTTGACTCCTCGGTGGTCTCCCCCGCTGCGGGAACCCGCATCCCACTCTTCATCTGCTTTACACCGCAGATGACCTTGTTCACGCTTTCTGTAGCAAGCGTGCGGTTTACCGTGAGTCGAATGAGGTACGTGCCCTCTACATCGGGGGTAAAGGTTGGATTCTCAATCGCAGGATCAGAAAACGCAGCGGTAGAGCCCTCTGGGCGATCAATCCACTCCCACAGGTACGTAAGCTCTCCTCCGTTGTCGGAGTTTGAGAGTTGCACCAGTGTATCGATTGGAAGATCGTTGTTAGAACCAGCAACCGTATTGATTTCAATGAGTGCGCGAGCCATCAGTTACTCTGGTGATACATAAAGAGGACTTTTTCGGTGTTCGCAAGTGCGCCGCCCGATGCAGATCGAACTTGTAGCCCGAAGCTAATATAGGGTTGTCCAATTGCAATAAGTGCCGTGTCTGAGAAGTTGGTCCAGCTCGCACCCGAAGCGTTCAGATTTGTTCTGAGCGTACTGTTTACCAAGCCTCCAAGTGGTTCTGACCAGAACTCCACAATTCTTGCAGTAGACCCCTGTGCATATGCTATACCCGTAACGGCTCCGCGACCTACGCCAGAGCCGTTGGAGATCTCGCCACCAAACAGATAACAACTTACGTGGTATGAAGTACCTGCCGTAAGAACTTCTGCCGGGTTGAGGGCTGCAAAGATCTTCACACCGCCCGGAACGCTGTAGTTGGCAACTGCATGGGTTCCGAGCCCTCCCACTACACCAGGAACACTCAACATGGCTGACGCTGTGAAGCCCCCCTTGGGGAACAGCAAAGGTCTGTGATCTACAATCAGATCTTGTGAAACAGAAGCGAGCGTGCCTGCCGAGTTATCGAGGTTGATTCGCCCAATCTTGATGTAACCAGAGGTTGTGGCAGGTTCCGTTGCGGCAGTGATGTCACCTGTTGCCGCAACCCCTTGTTTGTAGGAGATCGCAGCGATAGACGAGGCTGGCGATGTAACGTTGCCCGTCAAACCCAGAAGATCCCAAACAAGGCTCTTGTTCCTTGTGGCGGCATCGAAAACGCGCGTAGCCGTGTTGAAGATACCCACCGTGGCTGCTTCGGTGGCGGTGTACTGAGCTCTCACTTCGATGATATCGATGCGGGAGTCTCCAGAAGCAGGAATTGTTGGGATTGTGAAACCCTGCGCCGAGGACAGAAGAAGAGGAACGGAAAGACCTCCCGCCCCATCCCAATCTGCACCCGAGCAAGAATCGATGTCCGATGCGGAAGTTGGGCCTGCAATTGCAAGCCCAAACCCAGGCTTGATGGACACTCCCCAAGGGGTGTTTGCCGCATCCACCTCCACAAAGAACCCTGTTCCGTGGAACCCGTACCCACTCAGAAGAGAGTGTCGGTTTGCAAAAGAGCCCGAAAGGGCTGGCTTCGCAAACGTTGCGGAGAGCCCGCTTCGCAACGACTCCAAGATGCGCTCTTGCGCACGGTTAAGGTCGGTGCTTGTAGGTCTCTGGCGAAGGGGGACCAGCACCCGCTTGAAGAATTCACTAACAGCCATGAATCAATTCCGTTTCTGTTGTAGCCCAGCAACAATACCAGCAGCTCGAAGAGATGTCAGCAGATCCCATACAGAATCTAGAAGAGCATCTTGCGCCACATCACGACCATCAAAGCACAGACCGAGATCCACACCCGTCCCAAACGTAGAGGAATCTACAAGATCATAAGCGGGGATTGCCCGCCTTCCCCCTGAGTTTGGGCTGATGAGCTGGTCCGCGGTTGTTGCAGGGTCGTCGTAACAACCCCCGTAGTCTTCGATGGGCTCGATCTGGGAGATGTTCACGTAGAACGTGCCCCAAAGCTCCCGCTCATCCGAAACCCAATTGATCGCGGGGAACATCGTGGGGCGAGGGTCGTCATACGTGAATACGTTCGAGCCCTCTCCCATGTCGTAAGCGGTCTCGAAGTCCAAGTCGAAAGGCTCCACAAACTCGAAGGTTGCGCGGTACGGTTCCAACAAGTTCTCGAGTGCCTTGCGAATTGCGACGGGTGTGATGTTCTCTGGAAGGTGTCGCAGCCTGTATGCAAGCGAGATCGCAGTTTCTCCGTTTGCAGCGGTGATCCCCCGCTCCACAGCAAGGAGCTCAAGCGAAGGGTCGCGACCTCCTGTTGTGCTTACAAGTTGCCTGACTTTGATGCTCGGATCTCCAAATGGAGGCTCTTCCACAAGCACACGAATGGTATCAATCTCGCCAGGAAGAGTAATTCCACCATTTGTAACGACAGTTCCAGTAACGTTGTGTTGGTAGTTCTGGAATAGAGATCGTACGTTTGCGGATACGGGACCAAGATCCAGGGCTCCAAACACTGCATCATTGAGCGTACGGAAGAACCTTCCACCTTCTGCTTGTACGATGGTGCCTGCCTTTACAGTAACAGCACCATGTGCCGCAGTGCGGTAGAACTCCACAACACCTTCCGCAAAGCTCCCAAGCTGTGCGTAGGTGATGAAAGATCCCTCCGCAGTGTTCTTGATGGCCTCGGATGCCCTTGCATTGATCTTCGCAAATGCTTGCAGAAGCTCGTAACCCTCCCCTGCTTGTAGACCTTTCACATATTCAGGATCGAGAACCCTCTCTGCAAGTCTCAGATAGTAGGTCTGATCGTGCGCAGTGAATCCTGAATCGCTGTTAGGTGGAGGAGCGCCCGCTGCAAATTGTGGAATTGCAGTTGTAGGTGTTTCTACGATGGGGTTTTGTAGAGCATAGGACCAGTTTTGCGAGAGCTCTTCCGCAGATGTGTTGATCTGGTAGGCGTAAAGCTGCGGAGAGTCTGGCCAGACTGGATCTCTCAAAACGTTGAAACGAAAGCCGCCTGTAATGGCAGTTCTGGAAGACCTTCCGGCGTACCTCTCCGTAAAGGCTGAGCCGTCGTACACGACCTCTTCAAACTGAAGACCAGGGAATCTGGCAAACAGCATTGTGCGTTGAAGTGACGGAGAGGATGTCACCTCGTAGGACAGCACTTGAGTGCTCGGAATCGTTGTCGAAGCAGTGGGCGCGACGTTCGCAATAACTGGAACTGCCATCAGACAACTCGTGTGAAGGTAGTAGAAGTGCGAATCACTTCGCCGGGAAGAGGCACCACATCGCCCGTGGGCGAGGCAAGCTCGTTGCCCGTGTAGTAAACACCCGATGTCGATTGGATAAGAGACCGAATTACGGAAGCTTGGAGCGTCTGTCCGGGCCTCAAAGAGTTTACATACTGAATCACACGAGCCAGCACAACGGTTTTTACTGCATCCTGATCCGCACCCGATAGGTACGCAAGGCTGATCTGGATGCTCTGGATGACGACCGTTCCGAATACAATCTGGGCACCGACACCCGCGGATCTCCACTCTTCCAACGTGGATTCGATCTGAGTCGCAATGTTTGCGCGTTGTGCTACGTAGGAAGCTGGGAGCGTAGTTGCAGTAACAAACTGCTCTGTGTAGCTATCCGCAACTACAATCTGCACATAGCCAATCGGTCTGCCTAGTGTGTCGAGGTTCTCGAACACGTTACACTTCACAATGCCTGGGATTGAAAGCACAGCCTGCTCAATCGCAGACTTCGTGGCTCTACGCTGCGAGAGGAAGTACCCTCTCGACCTTGTAACATAATCTGTGTCGCTCTCGCGGTCCTCTCCTCCGAACGTAGCTGCGGTGTTTGAAACCGTCATTCCAGAGGTGGGGGCACCTGTGATCGCTGCGAGGAGTGAGTTGATCGCACCGGGCTTGGCCTTTTGCTGAGCCCCTGCGAGCACAGACCGTACAGGTACGGAGATGGACGTTGTGCCGATTGCAACGGATGCTGCGCCCACTGTGATGAACTGTACGCCGTCCGCAGTTGATAGCTGAGTTCCATCAGGAATGGTGAACGCTGATGCAACCGCGGGAGAGAAACTGAATGTTACATATCCGAAGCTAGGCGCAGCTTGTTTGCGCACAAACCCAGGGTAACGATCCAAAATCAGCCGATCCAGAGCATCGTTACGTGCTGTACCAGAAAAGATATCCGCCTTGAACTGAGCGAGTTGCCCCATTGTGTCATCCGACATTGCAGCGGAAGCAGCAATGAGGATGTTCAGATCAGAGCCCTTGCGCTCAATCTCTTCCAGCGTAAGACGATCGTTACGGGAAAGCGCCTCGTCTCTCCCAACACGCCACAAATCTGAAAAGTTTGGAAGGTCGCTCATCTGTTGCTTGCTCCGAGAGATACTTCGGTTTCCCCAGAGTCCGTTTGGATCCTGGCTTTGATCGTCAATATTCCGCCAGCGAGGGTAAGGTTTGCAACTGCGCCCGTTACTCCAGGCTCTTTTCTGATCTCTTCCTCGATTGAGACCTTGAGGGAAGAGAGGGTGCTGATGCGAAGGGGCTCTTTGATCTTCAGATCTTGTCCAAAGTCCGAAGGTGCAATGTGAAAGTAGGCACCGGGCATTGTGACCAGACGACGGATGACCATCTTACGGATCAGATCGTCACCGTACACGCGCACATAACCGCCCGCTTCGTTCGTTTTCAGACTTCCTCCGACAATCTCAGTCGAGGCAAGATCGAACGGGCGATAGCGATCCACGATGGCTTCTGCGGGCAACACTCCTCGGAACTCCGCATAGTACGGTGCGGAGATCAGAAGTCCGGTGGAAGATCTCAGCTCGGTAGCTGTAACTCTGTGCAGGTAGTTTACGCTGCTAAGGGGTGTTCTTAGAAAGAGCTGAAACCTGCGATCTGTAACTTGGAGAACTCCAACCACAGTGTAGGTAAGCCCTCCTGTAACGCGAGTCACAGCCCATGAACGAGGGTTGAGCGCATCCCCAGGTGCGAGAGGCGAAACAGCCCGCACCGTAGTTGAGGCGGTTACAAGTACGGAGTGTGTTGTAACAGCCGTTGCAGTTTGTAGGTAGAGCGAAGGATCTACCCCGAAGTAGTCGAGACCCCATGCCCCAATGCCATAGGTCATGTAATTGTTCCAGTTCCGGGTCCAGAAATCCCAACACCGGGCGTTACTGCCGACACAGAGGCGACTACAACCTGAGCATTTGCTTGGAAGTATTGGACGATGGAGTTACCCAACGCTCGAAAGATGGCCTGCCGCTGAGCCTCGCCTGCAACGAGGCTTGTTGCAACCGCCGCGTCCACGTTGAGCTTGATAAAATCCCCCAGATCGTTACCGTTAAGCATTAGTCACCTGCTCCAACTCAAATCCCCATCTCTTTTTAGCGGACCTGTAACCAGTCTCCTTCTTATTGATCGAATGTTGCCTAATTGGACCTCCTACACTCTTCCATTTTTTACCCATAACAATGTCCGATATTGTTGAGGAGTGTACCATGAACTCAGAAGCCAAACTGTTCTGCAACTCTCCGCGGTTTGCGCGTTCTCTGATTGCAACAACATCTGTTGCTTTTAGTTTGCTGTGATTGGACTCTCCTCTCGGACGCGAGAGCGGTTTTGTTCTAGCGCCACTGAAATCTCCACAGGCTGTTCGACCTCTGACATTTCTGTCCGTCATGTTGTCTTTGTGAAGACCGACGTAAAGATGTTCTGGGTTACAGCAAGGAGGATTGTCACACTTGTGGAGAACCATAAACCCGGTTAGAGATTTACTCAGGTGAATCTCATAGAAAACTCTATGTACCAGCTTGCATGAGCCTTTAACTCCTATTACACCATAACCCTTTTTGTTTTTGGCTCCAGACCAGATCCAACACTCAGTAGTTTTGTCCAATTTCGCCAAAATACGATCCTTTAGGTCCATATCTGACTTTAACACAGCCTTGTAGGGTCAATCAACTTTTCCTGGCAAAAACTTTACTGGATGTACTTCCAAGTGTCGTAAAAGTCATACCAGTAAATGTGTCGATACCAGAACCATGCACGATACCATCGTTGATTCCATGTGAATCTGATCCAAGGTTCACAGATCCAGAGTTCACGATAAGGTTGCAGTTCCCTGCACCCTCAACCTTGATATCAACATTCGCACCTGCGGAAACCACGATCGTGGTTTTTGTTCCTGGCTTCGCACGAAGGATGACCTCTTCCTTCGGGCGGTACATTCCAGGCGCACCTTCTACTGGTGTTGTGCTTTGGAAGTCTGCATGAGGCTTATCTCCAGAGTTCCAACCACGAGAGATGACCCACGCACCTGCATCCGTGTCTCCATCAGGAATGGCAACAAGGACAAGATCGTCCTCTTGAATGGGTGCATGGAATCCAAAGCCATCTCCGGCGTAGCCAGTTCCGACGAATGCAGTCACGGTTTGTTGCTCTGGAAGCAGCGATACGTCTGCAAAGATCCCCTCATCAGGGTCCGCAACAACAGCGTCCACATGCGCAAGTTTGATCCAGTATCGGGTGTCAACCCCCGGCCCCCGTACAAACTCCCGAACGTTTGATGGGTTTGCTTTTCTACCCATTACCACCTCTGTCCAACGCGACGATAAATGTTCCCCATGTAATCTTCAACCGAACCATCCTCACGATTTACGATCGCATCCGCATGTGTTTGAAGATTTTCTCCAGTTTCTTCAGGGCGTGAAGGCATCGCAGACCTTTCAGGTTGTACAGCCTGTTGAACTTGCTGTGTAGCGTGCCGTCCTCGCGCGTGATCCACGGGGTGATTCCTCCGAGCCTCTGCTTGACGTTCGCTGGCATTCTGATCCCAACGTGGTGTGAAGTAGTTCTGGATGTCTGCCTTGACCTCAATGGAATCATTGCTCCAATCAAAGTCAACGCTACCTACTCTGAAGTAGCGTAGCACGCCCATGATGTTACCCCGTGCAGATGCAACGATTGCTCTGCATAGGTTCTCATCGGAGAGGTAGCGCTGCACCTGTCGCACCGCTTCGGAGAATGGAAGTTGTGCAGTCTGGTTTAGTGTAGAAACAATTGGACTCTGAACCTGAAGACGAGAGGCATCCACAAGGAGCTCAAGCGCATCTCCAACTCTCAGTCGAAGAAGGTCTGGATCAGCATTCGTTCCTCCGAACGAAGTAAGCTTGGTGGTCGAGATCGAGCCCTTCATCTCGAGCCTTCCGAGCTGTTCGTAGAAGCTTCTTGCGATGTCTGTAAGTTGCTGAATGTCTCGAACCCCGTGAACGGGAATGTTCAAAATCTCCTGAGACTCTTCACCACCCACTGCATTGCGTGGGTCTTTGGCACCCTCTCGGCGTGCTTCTCGCACCGTACGCGGAGGCCACGAAGCCTCAAGGAGCTGCTCCCTTCCCCGCCGTCCTGTGCCTGCGGAGGGGTCCACAGAGATGCATCGGACGGTCTTTGGCTTGTTGTGCCCCGCATACTTTCGTCCAAGGTCCATGGACTCAATGTCGCGACCCCAAACCATACGTCGAACATTCCAAGTTTCGGTTCCATTCGTTCTACTTTCGTTAGGACGGAAAGGTGTTTCGATGTTCCTTAGACGATCAAATAGGGCATATCCTGGTCTGATGATCAGTTTACGACCGACAAACGTTGGAATGCCCCCTACAAGATACACGTAACGTGTTATCGCATCCCAAAAGTTCATGTTTGAGTGTGCACCACCTCCACCACCACCTTGACCATTTGCACCTCTGCGATGTCGAGGGATGTGAGATCCTTTTCCGGGCGAAGGAACAATCCCATTTGGCCACTCCGCGGGATAGATCACCACAGTTGGTCTGAGTTCAACCGGAAGTCTACGAATCGTGTCGTGCTCGTAGAGGAGCTGCTCGACCACCTTGTTGATCGGAACGTCCGTGATCAGACGATCCAGAATGTGAGTTCTGCGACGACGTGCGGGCGTGTTCGAGGTGTGAGCTGCACCAGTTTGCGGGGTTGTTGAGTGCGCAGTTCTCTGAGGACGTGCGGTATCTCGCTCCGAAACGAGCGGAGAGTCCAAGAGGATTCCACGAAGGTCTCTGCCCTCAAGATGCACCTCAGAAGCACCTTCGTTGTGCTTCACGGACCAGTCATCCACCGGACCAATCATGACAAGGAATTCCTCGTTCATGGTCCCATCAGCCTTACGAGTCTGGAGAATGCTCCGACGAACACCGGGCCTTACTTCTCGGTTCATCCCATCCGCAAAGTCTGCTGCGGAGACTGTGCCGATGTAGATCTCGGCAGTTGCAGCGACTACGGTACGAGGATCAATAGGCAATTCGCGGTAGTCAAACACCAGCTTGTAGGTCGCCGCTTGGGTGTGACCCTGTAGCTGGATGTTGCACTTCACTGGAACCCTGTTGAGGATGAATGCTCCCGAGTTCTGCGTGCGAACGAGGTTCTGGTTCTCAAAGCCATGAGCCTCTTCTGCACGGATGTACAGTTTAGGATCGATCGTGAGCTGAAGGTTCACAATACAAGACGGATACTGAACTAGCTCTGAATTTCCTGGCATGTAAGCCACCCCCATTTTCTACCGCTGTGTATCGCGTAAATTGTCTGCCAACTTACGTTGTACAACTTTGCTATATCTCTCATGTCGCTGAGTTTGTGACCTTCCAGTAGTTTATCTTTTATTTCTATAACTTGAGCCTCATTCAGCTTAGATGTGCCGTTTTTCACTCCCCTGCAAGTGCGATTTCTGTTTATTTTGTCTTGTTCATTGTCATGCTGATTGCCAGCATACAGGTGATCGGGGCGCACGCAACTTCCGTTATCACAGGTATGGAGTATCCACTTACCGGGTGGGATTGCTCCATGCGTAATCAGGTAAGCATATCGGTGAGCTTGTATTCTTCTGCCTTTGAAGAAAAACTGTCCATGACCATGATGCAGTTTAGATCTTTTCCATGTCCAGCACCCTGATTCATCTTTTGTAACCCCATCCCAGAAATGTTTTTGGTAAAGCTCGTCACTCAGATGTGGCCTTGACATGAAAATTACTTTACCCAACGAATACACGCTATGTCAAGGGTAGTGAACCAGTTCGTTCGAGGTTGGCATCAGATGATCTCCTCGTTTACACGATCCAGGCGAGGGATTGCAATGGTTTGACCCGCGTAGAGCTCTGGGCTCGAAAGACCGTTGTAGATCATGATGGCTCTCCATTCGTACGGAGTGCCGAAGTAGAGCTGGCTCACATCGCGAAGGTCTTCACCTTCTCGCGCCTTGTAGGTTCCAAGCGTATCGCTCGTGGACGAAGACATGGCTCGCTGGTGTGCAAGTGCAGCGTCTCTCAAACGACGAGCATCTGTGATGAGCTCCCGCTCGTAAAGCTGTGCCTTGAACACTTGTTCAGGGTCGATCGAATCGAGCCAGTTCTGGCGAGCTTGTTCCCAAGGAGAAGCTGCCAGATCATCAAAGTCTGGCATGACGCCGACAAAGCCCTGAGCCTGGATCTTCTCCGACACGGTATCCGCGATGTTACGAATCGATCCAATTGCAGCGAGGATTCCCCCCGATAGCTGGCTTGGAGAAACCGAATCAATCGTGCCCGATACGGACTCATCAATGTCATACGTGAACTGTGCAACCGCAGCAATGTTGTTGCGCAAGTCTGTCATGAAGTCATTCGAGAGCCTTCGTGGTGCATCAATTGCACGCGCAAGCTTCGCGAGCTTATCCCGCAGCGAGGATCCGATCTCACGCTGCCCCGCAGGGGGTCCAAAGAGGGGAGAGGTTTCTACACGAGACTTCGATGTCCAAACGAAGGACATCGACCATTCGCAGTCATGGATGTTGTGCCACTTGTGTGTGAACTTCTTCATCACACCACGACGCACCACATAACCCCACGAAACCTCGAGGACTTGACCTTCCGATCGGATGGAGTCGAAGAGTGCTACAGCATCCGCCACTGACGTGACAGGTGTAGCTTCTCCAAGCTGAGCTCCATTCCTGCGACTGTACAGGTTGATGGGTGCAGTTTCTCCGGTGTTGTAGCCGAGATACTTATCCTTCCAGAACCCATCGATCGTTGTTTCTCCCTCTGTTGGACCTTGCACCGTTGCAAAACCGTGAGGGTTTCCTGCGGGAAACGTCACCTTGACGCGCTGCTCGCCTTCCCAGGTGATCGGACCATACGGCTTGGCTCGCTCCGTCAGCCAGACGGTGCGCTTTCTTCCAGAAAGCTCCTGAATCTTGAAGCCAGGAACCTCAGAAACCTGAGCAAGTGATCGTGTAGTAGGTGTGAAGGGCATGTGCAGATCCTATCAGGCGCTTGTGAAAGCAGGGGCGAATCCAGAAGAAAGCCGCTGAGATGCCATTGCTTCGAGATCCGAGGCAAACGCCGAGGCAACACGATCGGGATCAAAGCCTTCCGCAAACCTCTGAGTAATATCGAATCTGGAGTAACGGAAGTCCTGAACAGCGTGAGGGCGGTTGGTGCGATCTCCATGTCCTGTTCTGCCAAGATTCGCACCGCCTTTCCCGATCTCCGAGATGCTCTTTTGGATTGCAAGCATCCAATCTGGGATGGCGTTTGTGGATTGTCGCACCGCGCCCTCTTGAGCGCGAGCAGCTTCGCCCATATGACGACCCGCAAGATCGAATGCGGCACTTACCCCCTCTCCGACACCGGCCAGTGGATTGAACACACTTCCGATAACACCAGCCACGGTTTGAAGGACTTGTGCAAGTGCAGAAGTACCTGCCATCAACTCTTGAAAGTACCCGATTACAGCTTGAATTCCAGGTGCTACAAACTGGAAGATCGCAATCAGTTGGAGGAACGTCGAGAACAGCGGCGACAGCATTGTCAGAGTTGGTACGAGCAAATTGCTGACATAGAAGGAGATGATGGAGAACACCATCCCACCCTGCTGCCACAGCATCGAAAAGAAACTCTCAAAGAATGGGAACATCTTGTTGAAGACTGTTCCCATTGCGCTGAAGACGCTTCCGATAACTCCATAAGCTGTAGTCGCAACGCCCCAGAAGAAAGTACCGATTGCGATGACCTTATCAACAAGGAACTTGAAAGCTGGCCATACGTAGTCCGTAATTCCAGACCAGATGAGCCTGACGGCACCTATGAACAAGTTGCCCGCAACCCCAAAAGCCGAGCGTAGGGGTCCATAGATTCGCATCAGAACTGGAAAGAGCTCTCCTGTTACGAAGTTGGAGATTCGTGCTCCGAAGTTCTGTAGCTCCGGGAGGATCCCAAGCATGAACTTCTCTGCTCGCATGATGGTGTCTGTGACCTTATCAATCGCACCCGCACCAAGCTGCGCAAAGTACCTGCCGATACCTGCAATCACAGGGTAGAACGCGGACAACTGTCGGTTGACCTCGATCATTGTGCGCTTCCAGGCATTGAACAAAGGCTCGGAAGCCTCGAGGTAGAGCTCGTGCTGGAGCGATGTGAAGGTGCCCATGATTGCCTCATAAGCATCTCCAGTTGCGTCCATCATGGGCTGCAACTGCCCTGCAATGTCCTCAAGAACCTGAACTCGTTGCTCCTGTGTAAGTCGGTTGAACTCTGCGGGAGTGTTGATTCGCTTACCCTTGAATCGAGCATAGTTCGAGAACACCTCGGTCCAAGAGCGATCCACGATCGAAGAACGTCCTGTAAGGGCCTGTACGATGTCTCGGCTTGCCTGCGGCGCATCAATACCCGCCGCAACAGCACCAGCCGTCAAGTAGTTCGAGAGGTGCGTTGCGCGCTCGAGAGTCATCCCCCGCACCTTCGCCATGTGAGGTAGCGCTACTGAGAAGGTCTGGAGATAGTCATTCAGCTCGCCGGGAAGCAAAGCAGCGTCCTTCGACATCTGTCGAACGATGCCTCTCGAGAACTGGCGAGCATCGTTGAACTGCCGTTGGTAGACTTCCGTAAACTGAGCAGAGCGTTGAGCTTCTGTTGCTCCGGGCATCGATCTTGTGATGTCACGGTTGATCTCTGCGACAGTCTGGCCGACGTAGCCATACTGACGAAGCGAGCGAGAGATGTTGTTGAGCTGTTGCTCTCTTCCAGACCACGCACTTGCAATGTTCTGAAGAGGTGCAACAAGGGCTGAAAGGCTGGCTTGTGCAACGCTGGCAATCTCGGTCACGGACCAGAGACGTGCAGCGATGCCTACGAGGCCAGACGATACGCCCCCGTCGATGAATGAGAGCTGGTAGGCAATCGCCTGGGCCATCTGTAGCATGGGTCAGTCCTTGTTGATTGTGTTCTCTTCTCCGATAAGCTCCACAACACAATCGATGAATTTGTGGAGGTCTTTGGAGGGCATCATCATCGCATCGACAATGCCGATATGTCCATACCGACAAGCGATTGCGATCTTCTTCCAGAAGTCCTTCTGGTACTGCTCAATGTCGATGGACCTTGCGGCGAAAAGCCACATGGGCCACGACACCTTCATACGGTGCTCGCCTGCACCCCTTGGAGAAAAAAATCCAGCTCTTCACGCTTTGGGTTCGAGATGGTGCTGTATGCGATGGTGAGTAGAGCTCGCCCTTTAGGTCCGATCTCAGACATGAACACATCGACAGACTCGTCGGCTGCACTGAGCTTTACAACCGAACCATCTGCCTTCTCTGCCTTGATGAGCGAAAGCTTCACAAGGGCTTGCTGAAGAAGTGCAGCATCCGTGCCTGCTGCGGAGATGGCTCGCGCTTCCATGCTTGGTAGAAGCTCGCGAAGTGAGATCTTCGAATACCCGCCAATCTCCGCTTGAAGCGAAGGTGGGACGGGGAATGTGAACTCGGTAGCTGGCCGATACGACTTTACGCTTAGTTGATCTGACATTGGTTACTCGCCTTTCTTGAATCTCACGTTAGGACAGCAGAGGCTTCCGAGCAAGCTGCTTCGAGCTTGACCGTCACGTAGTCGGTGCGGTTCCCGGCGTTGATTGGGAATGCACCAAACTCCACATCACGAAATGTGACACGAGCCTGCTGTCCGTTTGGATAGGTGATCGTACACTTGATGTTGATCCTCGTTCCAGGGGTGCGACGACGTGCCTTGTCCACCGCGCTCTGGATCAGCGAGAAGATCTTGTTGTTGTTGGTGTGGAGTTCCATGTCGAGCTTGATGCCCTTGAACACGGAATCCTTACGGTTCGTGGTTTCCCCAATGTAACCCTCGTCCTTGATCTCAAGTTCGTACGTAAACGAAAAGCTTCGTACGCAGTTAACTTCGTCAAGAATGTCCGAGTCCTGAATGATGATTACTGACACATTCTGACCCAAAACCCTTTGACTTGCCATTTCCTCTTGTCAAATCCTCTCTGTTTAGCTACCTTCTGACCATATGCAACGACTTGATTTGACAGGTCAAAAGTTCGGTAGACTTACGGTGGTAGAGTACATCAAAAAGGATGAGAAAGGGAAGATCTGGTGGAAGTGTATTTGCGACTGCGGAGAGTCAATCGAAACCTACACGCTGCTCCTAAGATCGAAAAAACAACAATCGTGCGGATGCTTGAGGAAAGAGACATCATCCAAGCACTGCGAAGGTATGACCAAGCACGGGCACTACAAAGGCAACAAACCCACGCCAGAGTGGTCTGCTTGGGCGGCGCTCAGAGCTCGTTGCTACGTTAAAACACACAAACAGTACAAGAACTACGGGGGCAGGGGAATCGCTGTTTGCGAACGCTGGCACACCTTCGATAACTTTCTGGAAGACATGGGGAAGAGGCCAGACAAAGGCTACTCAATCGATCGAATCGATAACTCGAAAGGATACGAGCCGGGAAACTGTCGGTGGGCAACTACCACCGAGCAAAACAACAATATGCGAACAAATAGACGAGTTTCTTACAACGGCGAGGAACTTACACTGGCGCAGTGGTGTAAAAGACTTCACATATCGAGGGGTCTGTTGAAAGCCCCTTTGCAACGACTTGGTTCTTATGAGAAAGCTTTGGAGGAGATTATTGGCAAGCTCAAAGAACTTTGAGAAGCCATCTATATCTCCTAGAGAAGAAGCGCCCTATTGTATCGCACCGGGCCAGTGCGCTTGTGGTCCGCAGGCGAGATCAGACCACAGAGGTTGTTACGGTGTCTGGGCCAATCTCCGTAGCGAGGACCAGATCATCGAGAGTTGAAAGCATTCTCACCTTTGTCTTCACAACATGCACCCCTCTTGCGGTGAGTGCTGGTGTGTTGAGCGTCTTGTCGTCCAGCGAATAGCTATCAATACGCTGCGCTTCAGGGTTGTTCTCCGAGAGAAGGTCGCCAAGGAAGGCATCAAACTCGGAGAGGATTGCATCCTTGAGAGACTCACGAAGCAGGCGCTTGTTGAGCTGGTTGCCCCGTGCTGCAAGCGTATCCTGAATGAAGTCTGCCATTCTCCGACGATTGATGTTTGTCTCGCCTGCCGTTAGAGAGGTAGTTACACCCGATTGGATGATCGGTCCCACAACCCGATCCATGCGAAGTGCGGCCACGCCGTACTGCTTGAACAGCTTATAGGTTTCCATGTCCAGAGACGGTGTGCCCCTCTGGTAGCCAAGGATCGGAGAGAAGATCTGCGGAACTGGATCCGATGCTTGGCCTGGGTTCAATTCAGGTTGCAAGTTGGACAACAGACAGGCAAGCCAAGTATCCATCCCCACATCGAGAATTCCATCATCTGTAGTCGTACCATCTGGACAGGCAATCGAGTAGCCAACTGCTTCTGGGATGTAGGTACGGCAACCGGGCCAGGAGTACCAGACACGCTCGTTGCGCACCGCGCCACCTGTACCTCCGACACCCGGAGCCGCAGATGCAAGCACCGCAGCGATCGTAAGCGTAGACAGGGTTGGAGACACAAGCGCACAGCGGCTCATCCCACGCGACGTGGACGTGAGTACATGATTGTACAAGTACGATTGGATCGTCGCATCCTTGCGTGCGCAAGTGACAATCGAGATCTCGTTCGTCGGATAGTCATCGTTCAGGAGTGCGTTGATGGCATCCAAGTAACGATTCCGCATGTCGGATGTTGTGGATGGGTTCGCTGCATGAAGGTCCGCATCGTAGGTCAGAGCACCCGAAGGGTGCGTGTAACCTGCGAGACCCGAAAGCTCGCTCCAATACGTTCCCGAAGCTGCGGTAGGCGCAGGAGAAGGTGTCAGTGCAGTGCCAGCGCTGATCGTGGCCACGGTTGGACGTGCCAGAACCGTGTAACCACCCGCCTCAGAGAACTGGTTCAGAGGGCCAGAGTCCGCGTCCGATCCTGCGTGAACACGGTAGGCAAGTGCAGAGCCAGCTTCCCAATCCGATGTGGTGAAGTTCGCGCCATTCTGCTTCTGGACTGTGATTTCCAGTCCGTTCGCATTGACCGACACGACACGGAGAGTGCCCGCTCCTGCGCACAGAAGGTTCTGCGAGAGTGCCGCCGCGTTCAAAGAGCCCGGAACGACAGCATCGCCCTCGACCACACCATCCGAAACAAACGAACCTGCGGCTCTTGTGATGGTTACGGTTGCGGCTGGGAGACCAGAAGTAACCGTCGTACCGTCCACACCCGAACTCTTTGGCGAGCTTCCGGTGAAGTCCACGCTCTGCGCGAGCTTCAGATAGTTCGAGCTGTTGTAGAACTGAGTACCCGCCCAAACGCGCGCAGGGGTCACTGCAACAATTGGAATTACAGAAGTTGCGGAAGTGTTGGTAGGGAGTTGACGCCAGATGCGAATGCCGTACTGAGTGCCCGATCCCTGACGAACAAGGTCCACTGGAACCACCACAAGCCTCGAGAAACGCTTGTTGCGAAGTTCCACGAAGAGGTTACCCATCTCCGCACCGAACTTGCCGAGCGAGCGATCAAATGGGCCGATCTTATCGAGAAGATCTGAACCACCGTACACTTCCTGGGGTCTGAACTTCGAGATGACCTCTCCCGAGGTGTTCACTGCGCAGCAGTAACTCATGTCGGAACATTCACCGACGACTGCCACAACACCATAACTTGCCCCGCGAATTGGACCCGGAGAGCGTTGATCCACAATGACAACGCCCTCAATTGCGGTGATCTCTTCGACACCGGGAAAGTATGTGTACTTACGAATAAAACCAGCACCAGCCATGAGTTACTCCGATTGGGAATTTATCCCGAACTTGTTACAACTTCTACAAGAGCTCTTGGGTTGAATCGCGGAAGAACAACTCCGCGAACATATGGACAGGCAACTCGTACTCTTGCGTTGAGCTTTTTGTATCTTCGCTCATTATCAGCCGAGATGTCTTCGTATGCAACAGAGAGCAATTGATATTCTGCTCTTTGCCCATAGTAGTGAGGCATGTCAAGCATGAACCCGAACATCCATTCGACCGGGTTGAGTGCATCCTCAAGGCACGTAAGACACTGCTCACGAACCCCCTCATCGTTCGTCCAGACGTGCAATGTCAGTTCCATGCGAAGGTCTCCTGCGAGGAGGAGTGCAAACTCACCTTCCTGGTCGTGGATGACTTGCTTGTCCAGCACACCATCTTCCGTTCCGTATTGGATGTCCCCTTCGGGGTAGATCCCAACACTCGGATACTCGGCAAGGTCTTCTGGATCCGCCTTCATGGCTTTTACAGCAGCAAACTTGAAGTGTGTCTGACCATCGATCGGGAATGTGACCGTTTTGAGGTACTCGGCGAGTGCAACAATAGGAGACTTGCTTGCGGAGTATTTCCGGTATCGGGTGGGGCTAACGTGAATGTTAGGCTCTGTAACGAGGAGACTCATTTTGCAGCCTTTGCTCTAGCGCGTTCCAAGGCTTCCTGAATTCTCTTGTTGAAGATCTCCGCAATACGATCCGAGCTTTCGCTCACAATGCGACGAGGTTGGAAGCGCCAGCCCTGCCGCTTGTTGATTGCGTGCTTGATCGCCTTGGCGACTTTACGAGCCTTTGGACCGGCCACACCGAGCTTCTGGTTGACCCACGCTTCCAAGTTGATGAGAGCATTGGGTCCGAGCTTGCGTGTCGTGGCGAGCACACCATACTCCACAGGACCCGCGTGCTTCACCTTGTTGAGCACCTTTACGGTCATGGCGGTGGGGGAGTATTCAAAATCCCAACCTGCCTGGAGCTTGCCTGAGGCTACGGCACCCGCACGCTTTGTCTTTGCAACAAGCACGGTTTTAGCCTGTCGAGCCGCTTGTTTCATTGCGGCTTCGATCTCCTTTTTGATGGAGATTCCGAGCATTCTTTCAAATGCGCCCACCTTGTTGATGGGAACTCGATACGTTAGGCTCATCCTGGTCTCCCGTCATGCTGGCGGTCGGAGCCAGCTCGGATCAAGTTCACCGACCATTGCAAAGATTCTGCTTTGAAGCTCGGCACACCCTTCACCATGAAGCGTCTGCGCTTCTTGAGATCGGAGACATCGCCCTTGTCGAGCCTCACTTCCCAGGAGAAGGTTTCATTGTCTGCGATACCAGAACCGTCTGGATTGCGACCAAGTAGTTGATTCTCCGTGTAGCGAGGAGAGATCTGGCTTACTTGGAGTGAACCTTGCTCATCTATACCAATGTCCAAGAGCTGAAGCTGCACGGACGCCATCTCTTGAATCTTCGGAACGGGAAGAATCTCTTCCTCTCGGATCAGTGACTCCACACCCTCACCCCGCTCCTCTCCAGACCATCGTGTCCAGATGAGGAAGACTCTGTAGGGCCTTGCCCCAAGCTCAACTGGAATCTGGCGAATACAATCCACGCATTCCATGAGCTCTCCGAGCATGGACTCCTTGTAATTGAAGTCTTCAAGAGCTTGTTTGAGGTTCACCTTGCAACCCTCACGTTCATGTTACCCCCCGCATGTGTTGCGTAGGGGTACATGGTCACACCGAGGCAATCCGCAAGCCTCTGGCACCAGTACTTGTATTCTTTGCGCAGAAGGTCGGTGGTGTTCTGATTCGCATTGGTGCGGAGAGTAATCTCCCCGACTTGCTGAGCGGAAAGCAGACATGCCGCCTTGATGATCTTGGCTTCAAAGCCGTCCAGCACACCCAGAAGAGTCTGAACCCGCTCCTTGGATTCCTCCGTAAGATGGTTCATCGCCATCTCGAGAAGGAACGCAGGCTGCGTAGGTTGCACCATACCCATCGCATAGATGATTGGCGATGTAGATTCTGGATAGCCCAGGTGCCTTCTTGTTCTGGCTTTCTCGTCTTCAGTTAGTAGAGCTGACATGGACTTCCTTGAACTCTACACCAAAAGGCAAGATCTTGTCGGCCCACTCTTTGTTACGGATGATCTTTCCTTTTGAAACGTAGGTAAGACCACCTGTCAGGCTCGGGACCAAAACTTGCTGCTCGTTCTGGACAATCCAATACGCAACCTCAGGAAGTACATCCTTTGGAAGATCTGGATTGTCAGGGAGTGCTTCGAGCTCGACAGGAGCTTCGATTGAGGTGTTAGTGGGTGTTGGTTGGAATTTGTTTAGTCTAGGTCTCGCCATGATTTACGAGACTAGCACCAGACAGATCGAAGGAAAAGGGCTTTACACCAACCCTAACTGAGATCAAGCCCCGTGAATTAGAAGGGACCAGCGTTTATACCTAGCGCTGGTTCCGGGTGCGGTTGCATCCGTGCGTGCTGGCCAGTCGGCATCGAGACGCCACGAAGCCTTCACGAGATCCTGGAAGCGGTTCTGAGGTGCGAGGATGATCATCTTCACACGCTCTGCGACGATCGAGATGCCATCGTTCGACACTTGAACGTCCGTCATCTTGCCGAGCATACCCGCGTCCGTGAGGTACATCAGAGGATCGCGGTAGTACTCCATCATGCCACCGCGGCCCGTGAAGAGCATACGGTGGATTGGAGTGCCCGATGCCGTACCATCGCTGTAAAGCTCGCCTGCGAATGGGTCCTGCTGCGAGAACGTGATACCGTCATTTGGATACACGGTGTTCACGTAAGGGCACTGGTTGTTCATGACGAACGAGCAACCAAGCATCATACCGAGCACCATGTCACGATACATATAGTGCTCAGGACGGCCCGTCAGCATTCGCTGGATTTCGGTATCCGCAAGGATTGCCGTCTGCGAGTTCGGATCGATGTGAACGTGATACGTACCATCTTGGAAACGAGGCACGTTGTTGATCTGAAGCTTCGAGACCACCGTACGGATGTCCTGAAGGCGAGGAAGGTCCGTCGAACCGATGTCGTTGACCGACGTTCCGCCACCCACGAACGACACTTCCGAGCGATCGGAGGCAAGAACCGCCGCACGATCGGACCAGTTCATTGCCACTGCGAGCGTCAGAATGCCAGGACCCACCTCATCTCCCGCCGTGTCAGGAGTGAAGCCGACCACCGATGCAGCCGTACCCCCCACCGTAATTGCAAGAGGGTTGGACGAAGACACGGTATTGAACCGAACCTTCGAGCCCGCTGCAAGGTCTGGACGACGGGCGCGAGTGAAGCCATTGAGGCGCTTCACACGGAGCGAGGCCGAGCTTCCGCCCGACGCAGCACCATCTGCAACCGTCCAACCCGACTCTGCGGTGTTGTACATGCGGTCACGCACGATGATGTTGAGCGTCTGTGCCGCCTGGAGACCCAGCTTGCGAATGTGCTGGAGGAACAAGTTCGCAATCGCCATCGTTGCCGTAGGCATGTGGGTGTCGATTGCCGAGCCGTACGTGTGAAGCTCAGCTTCCCACTGCTCGACAGCATACGACTGCGGAGTTGGGTCTTCGCCGGGACGGATCGGACGAGCATCGGGAGCCATCAGACCGTCGCCCGAGAAGACGTAGGTGTCTCCTGCCTCTGCGGGCCAAGGCACCGCCGACACTTCCCCACGGAAGATCAAGTTGGGGAAGAGCACATCGTGGAAGGCTCTCTCAAGAAGACCTTCCTGAACGATCGCGCGAGTCGTTGGTGTGTTCAGAAACGTTGAAAAATCTGGCATTTACTTACCTTTCAGTCCTTTTGGGCGTTGAGCCCTTTCTTTCTATCTCATCGCCCATTGGGCTGTTTGTATCACATATCTCCGAGATCGAGGCCCTGAGAACGTGCGTACTCACGAAATTCTGCGGAAGACATCTTCATGGCGTGCTTCCGCTCCGTTGTTTCCGGTGTGACCTGTTCCTTGATCTCCTTTGGAGAAGGCTTTGGTGCAGATCCAGCGGGTGCTGTATTCGCAGGCACCTCTTCCACCGGAGCTTCCTTCTTCTCGGGAGCCTGGATGTACTGACGGAAGTAAGCTGGCTTCTTGGCCTTGAGCTCCTTGAAGAACTCGTTGTGGTCGAACTCCTTGCGCTTCGCATCAGGAAGACGCTTGAAGTGACCATCGAGCTTGGAAAGCACGGCGTCTACTTCTTCAGGATCAACTTCAGCGAGGTATGCGTCGTGTCGAAGCACCATTTCGTTCTGGAGATTTTCGCATTGGCTGCGCCAGTGTCGAACCTTCCCTTCGAGCGAACGGATCTCAGCACGAAGCGTACGGACTTGCTCTTCCAGATCTGAGATCTGCTTTGCAGATCGGTTGTCTGTTTGAGGCTTTTGACCCGAAGGTTGACCCTGAGCTGGCCGCTTCTGGAACATCTCATCCAGCGAGCCGAAGCCCAGCGCCTTTGCCTTCTTCTCGTACATCTCCTTGAACGAAGTGCGACCCGCTTCACGATCCGCTTGGCGTTGCTTCGCAAGATCGCTTTTGGCGGGTTGTGCCTTCTGTTGAGGCTTGTACTTGGGAGCGGGCGTAGCCTCTTCAGGCTGCTCCTGCTCCGGTTGAACCTCAACATCGGGCACAACCTCGTCAATAAGTTCTGCCACTTCGTTTTCGTTTTCCAGATTCACATCCGGTGTATCGTTCTCAGTTGCCATTTTCTACTCGCCTGTAGTTTATGTTCAGATCTGCCTAATCAAAGGCGGGGGTAGTTATCCGAGAGTGCGGTTGCCGATCGAGGAATGTACTCAAGGATGAACCCTGTCACGGTGCCCTCGAAGGTGAGGGTGGTGCCATCATCCGAAAGAAGGGCCACACCCGCAATGCCGGTGCTCGGAGCCACTGCTGTGCCGCCTGCATCCGTCACCACACGAGGTCCCGTCGCGCCTGTACCAACGCCGGTCACGCGAAGCGTCTTCACCGCAAGAATCGCGGGAAGCGGATCCGTGGTCTCACGCTCAAGACCACTCACGGTTGCGGCAAGGCGCACCGCGGTGCTGGTAATGTCCGGGGTTGCAGTTGCCGTTAGCCCCGTCACTGTCACCTTCACTGGCGAGAGCATGTTTCCAAGCTTCATCTTCTGGAAGAGAGTTGGAAGCAGGTTGGCGTTAGCCTTGTTAAGCCAGTTCTGGTATGTCTGTTCTGCTGTCGTCGAGCTCATTTCAGTCCTTTTGTCCCATCACGAGGAAAACCTCGGTTTGAATTCCAGCCTCTCGCAAGAGGTCGATTGCGGTTATATCAACCGTATTGGAGATCAGAATTAGAAGAGAGTCAACAGGAATTGCTTGCGTCGAACCATCTGTACTCGTGATGCGAACGCGAAGTTCTCCTCCTGATGCTTTGACAAGAAGAAAGTTGACCCCGGTTAGCGGCGAGATGTTCACCGCAACCACAGGATCACCATCCAGTGTGTAGTTTGCCGCGAGCTGGCGCTCCAAGGGGATCTTCTCTGCGATGGTCGCAAGAATGGAAGGTTGCCCTGAGGGCGTACCAACGGGAGGCTTGGAAGCCACGGAGCCCGTAAGCTCAAGAATCTGGAAGCTCATTGGGGATTACCACTTCACCTTGTCTGCCCAATATGCAGCGGAGAGCTTGCCCTTGGCGATGTTGGCCGCATGGCGAGCCTTGAAGGACTTCCGCTTTTTGGTCATACGTTCCGATTCCCCTGCCTTGGGCTTTCCGGCTGTTTCGGCTCCCTGCTCACCAAAGCGAATGGTCTTCACAGTGTCGCCCTCTTTGGCGACCACAATGTGAGACTTCGTAGGGTGATCGGGCGTGCGCTTTGGCTTGTTGTAGCCTGCTACACCCGCCTTTTCCAACCTGGGGTCTCTCTTTCCAGAGCCCTTCACTTCTTCTTGCCCTTCTTCACGCAAGACTTGTCGATCATCTTTTGGATGAGCTTCTTGTCCTCTGCTTCGTCATCGTGCTTCTTGGGTGTCTTCTTTTGAGATTTCTTTGCCATCACATCATCCTTTCCTGCCCCTCGTCCTCTTCGCTTGGACTTGTCGTGAGCTGTCCTGCGCGCCAGAGCCATGCACCTACGAGGATTGGCTCTACTTCGACAATCTCGTTCTGAACACCCTCCTGTACGGCAAGCGCTTCGTCTGGGCTAATGCCAGATAGTAGTTCGGGCAGTCCATCACGCCAAAGATCCACCATCTCAAGAATCTGATCTGCGTGGTCTTCGGGAAGTTCGACCTCATCGTTGAGGAGAACTTCGGGGATCATATCGTGGATCTGCGACTCGATTTCCGGTAGGTGCATCTGGGTCAGCAGAATGATCTGATCCATCTCATTGGGGGTTTTCCCCTCCATGGCATCCGAACCCTCAAATGGCTCATCGCCGGGGAACGGCTCCTGGTCCTTAGGAGCATCCCAACCCTCGGGCGTGGAGCGAGGCTGATCGCCTCTAGCTTGTGACCAATTTGAAAGATCGAGTGCCATATCGAGATCTCAATAATCCTATTGTAATTCCAATAAGTCAATCCGCTTGCATTCGCAAAGCAATGTCGCCGGGATCTTCTTCGTCATGAACCCCCGGCATATCAAGATCGCCAAACTGATTCTCAGTTTGAATGTGCAGAATTACATCAGCTACATCAACCTCCTTCTGTAGTTCGAGGGGGTGTGAGTGCCCGTGAATCTTTGTTGGAAGATTCATGTTTCTTGGGTGTTTCATTTGTGACCTTTGCGAAGCAGCCCACGCTTCTGGAAGAGGCGGTCAAATTCTCGAGCAATGGGATCAAACTCCCAACGATCCCAATACGCGCGATAACCATGCTCACGCCAAGAATTTGCATCTGCAAGGAACCCTTTGACGCCCTGTACGGAGCCTTGGCGACGCATGACCCACTGCTCGTAGGAGCGCGCGAAGAGCTCTTGCGGCCTGAGCATATACGTGGTGGTTTTGAGCCTTGGCTCGTTGTGCTCGGTCTTGTTCCTCGTATGCTGTTCTGTGAGCTTCCGCACGCTATACGATTTGTAGATTGCCCGCATCAAAGGTGCAAGTTCGTGATTCGGATCTTTGGTTGCCTGAAACGATGCACAAGCTGAGTATGTAGGCTTGCCGCTTCCAAACAATCTGTGATCCAGGAAGTGCCCATACTCATGAACGAGCGTGTTGATGGGGTATTTGCCGTGTTTATTGATCAAGATCGAGCTTCGATCCGAGTGTGGCTCCCATGCGCGGTAGACACCCATGGAACCCGTATCTCCCACCACGTTGACCTTCAGGTGGTACAAGTCCCTGGGAACCCGATGCGTACGGTCAATGGTGCGTAGCGCCTCCGCAACGCCCTGGTTTGCCTTGGACGCGAATAGCAAGCCATAGCTTACGGAAAGCCTGTCAGACGCCTTTGCAGGGGCATTAGCGGGCACATGCGGAGACTGGTCCTTGACCCAATAGGCACGGCGCACAACGCCCGTGCTGGTGTGTGCGGAGAGAATGCGTCGATGAAGACCGGAAAGGTTTTTCATGCGGAAGGTGCCCCGAGAAAAAGAACGGAGGGTGTATTTTGTCCGTAACCTTTTCCTCGCTTCTCTCGTACTACCATACAGTCTTTATTACTATTATTTATTATATATAGTATAGAGTGGGTTGAGGGGGGCTCTTTTGATGCTCGCTCAACGAGTATAGTTGCGGTACGCATCATAGGCTCGATGAAAGCTCTGATGGTGCTTGTTGTAGAGTCCCGCACCCTCTACTACGGTTCTATAGAGCCCATACATCTTGAGCCCTGTTCCAGCGAGGTGTGCAAAGCTTCCAAGAGCTCTCTCCGTGGATTCCCTCATATTGAGTGTGCGAGCGAGAACATGACCACTCAATCTTCCGGCTTGTCTTCCCGCTTGACCTCCAAAGTGACCTCCCACAAGAGCTGCACCAAATGCAGCCTCATGAGCTCCAACTCCATGGCTCGCCGCTGCTCTCATTCCATACTTTGCAGCATGGTGAGCTCCCACAAGAGCTCCTAGTCCCGCTCCAAGATTACCCATTCCGTGTCCGAGAGCTCTGCCTTGATCCTCTCGACGAGATGGATGTTCCATGCTCTTGAACGAGCCTTTGGGATCGGACTTGACCCAATAAGAGCGGAGACCCTTTCGAGTGCTCTTCTTGATCTTCTTGAGGCCAGATCTAGTCTTCATCACGCCATTCTAGCAGCTTGAACCGTATCGTACAGCTTCCGAGCGTGGAGGTATCCACCCGCAGCCATTGCAAATGTACCCAAAGCTCGCTGATGTCGAAGCTTCATCTTACCTTGAGCAACACGATTTCCAACACCGCGACCGAGCTTATAGCCCGCAAAAGAGCCTCCGGCGTAACCCGCGATATGGCCCAATCCTCCGGCGACAATGCCAGTTCTCATTCCCGATATGAGGGCTTCTTGAGGTCCAAGACCTTTCTTTGCAGCCCTGTGCCCGCCAATAAGCCCCCCGGTGATGGCTCCTCCAAAGAGTCCCGCAGTGCCACCTACACGCCCGCCAAGCGCGCTTCCAAGCACGCCCATACCGCGGCGAAGGTGGTTGTGAGAAAACCTCTTTTCTGCCTCTGCGGAGGTCCAGTAAGCGCGACGAACACGCTTCCCGTTCTTACCCTTTACAGACTTTACGACTTTCTTGAGCCCTGCTCGACTCTTCATGATGATCTCCTTGGTGTGCGAATTGCACGCGCTGTTGCCTTACCAGCCTCAGCAATATGATGATCTGCAATTGCGTGTCCTAGAAAAGACACAGCCTCGTTAGCGAGGAAGCTACCGACTCTCTTACCATACTTTCCAGTTGAACCTCTCAGGCTGCGACCAACGGCTTTGCCAGCACGCTCTGCTCCATAATCGATCAGGCGTTGCCCTGCGGCATTGACGAGGTGCTCTCCGAGTCTGGCTCCAAGTCCTTTTCGGAATTTGTGAAAGCCTTTAACAGCAGCGCTCTTGTGCTTTTCGATTTCAACTTTGTGCTTCCAGAGGTTCTCATTGGAAAACGAGGCTCGGTGCTTGTATGCCAGAGCTCCCAAACCTGCGGTTGCAAGAGCGCCCGCAGTACCAATCAGAGCCTTTTTGCCATGCTTCTTTGCGAAAGCAGAAACGGAAGACTTCGCACGCACCCAATAAGATCTCCGTACAGAGCCCTTCTTGCCTTTGACAGTCTTGGTTACTTTACGAAGTCCAGCTCTCATCGCTGCATCCTATTCGCAACCCACTCGGCACCGCGCTTGATGTGGGGAGCTGCTCTACCTCTTGCCACAAAGCCTCCCGCGTGGCCACCTAGGAAGCTTCCCACTGCACCTCCTGCACCACCACCAAATGCAGTACCAAGAGCACCACCAAGACGAGAGCCCACATGAGTTCCAATGTGCTCTGCCGCAGCTTCACCTCCAACGTGGGTCATATGCTCAGCAAGCTTGGACCCTTCACCTCTGCGCCACTGTGTGAAGCCCTCTCTAGCCTTGCCCCAGGCACTACGAACGTGCTCGTTGGCCCGTTCTCTTGCCGAGGGCTTTCTGTTTGCAGGCTCATGAAATGCGGTGTGTCCCGATCCAGAACCGAGTTGCAATGGAGAGCTGCCCGCCCCTAGAAGCTTGCCAGAGCCGCCCTTGCGCATCCGATGGAGTCCATATGCCGCAGCCCCGGCAAGAGCCAAACCCCCTACGATCTTCCCCGCGTTACGGCGAAGAAAGCCGGGTTGCTTCTGAGCAACTGGCTGGCCCTTCCTTGCGGCCTGGTTGGCTTTAACCCAATAGGTTCTGCGAACAGTGCCTTTCTTTCCTTTGACTGTCTTCTGAACCTTCTTGAGCCCCGCTTTGTTGGCCATTACTTCCTCTTTCTAGGCTTGCGTGTGGCTACGATCTTGCCAGACTTGGAAGGTCCAGTTCCAGATCGACCGCTCGAGACCCCTGGGCCAAGTTGCAAAGGAGCTCTTCCAGAGTTGTGAAGATCCTGGCGCTTCCAGTCCGCATTGGAGTTTGCGTGTTGGGAGACTGCCTTGTTGTGAAGATTCTTCCAGAATCCACCATGGCGATCCACAACATGCTTCCAGTGTTTTGGGGTCGTCTTGGGCGGTTGGATGCTCTTGTACTTATGATGAGCAAGAGCCAGACCGGCTGCAAGAACCGCACCCCCAAGGATCTTGCCCTTGTGGCGAAGAGCAAACGTGCCCGCATTCTTTACAGATTGCTTGGCCCGGACCCAATAAGATCTCCGCACAGATCCTTTTCGGCCTCTGACAGTTTTTGTGATCTTACGAAGTCCTGCTTTGCTCGCCATTAGCCGGTTCTCTTGACCCTGCCGTGAGTATTGCCCTGCGCATCTTTGATTGGATATCCGCGCCAAGCTCTATAACGCTTTGTAATTGCATCAGAAGCTTTCCCGTACGGCGTTGAGGACCAACCCTGCGCATAGCCTTTTGCAGCGTGCGCCTGCACCGCATCGGGCATCCACTGAGCTTGCTGTGCAGCTTTCGTGAACTTCACGGACCTCTCCGATGCGTGGAATCGCGCATGTGCCCTTCCAGCCCCGGCAATGATGGCGAATGTGCCCAAAGTGGCAAGGGCAATCTTACCTTTGTGACGCCCAACCGCTCTTGCTACTTTTGATGCAGAGGTCTTAGCGCGGACCCAATAAGAGCGCTTAACCAATCCACGCTTTCCGCGGACGGTCTTCGTAACTTTCTTGAGTCCTGATCTCATTAGTCAGCTCTCTTGCGACTCACAGCCTTGCGAACTCTCGATCCCGCAGCACGAGCTCCTGATGCGACTGCACTACCTGCACGGGAAGCGAGTCCCGATACCGCATTCTTCGCGATTGAGCTTCGGCTCATGCCAGCCTTACGCCCGCCTCTCACGAAGTCTGCGGCATTCCGAGCTGCCCCTCTTGCATCACTTGCGGCCTTATGAGCCTTCGCAGCGACACCCACCACACCATGAGCCCCGCGCTCTGCTGCGCCCTTGGCACGGTCCTTCAGACCGCCAAAGACGGCCTTCGCAGCATCACCATGGGACATGCCCATGCCGCGGTAGCCCTTCACGAACTTGGCACCCTTGTAAGCTGCGGCGGCTCCGAGAGCCAGGCCAGCACCCGCGGCAATCTTGCCCTTGTGCTTGCCGATGAACTTACCTGCCGACTTTGCTGCACCCTTCACGGCGCTCGAAGCCTTGACCCAATAGGAACGCTGCACCGTTCCCTTCTTACCCTTTACAGACTTTGTAACTTTACGAAGCCCAGCACGATTTGCCATTTTTTACCTCTTACAGACTTTGGTATCTGTCAATATCAAGCGGACTCAGAATCAGCCGAGTCCGCCCTTACCCTTGCCAAACAAGTTTTTTCTTCCTGCAACAGCACGAATACCTTCGTGAGCCATTGCACCTGCAAAATGACCAACACCATGGCCAACATCGGAAGAAAGAAAGTTTTTGATCTTACCCCCAAGCGTGCGACCATGTGTTTTTGTCTTCTTTCTCATGTGTGCTGCAAGAGTGTGGTTGACTGCCGCAGACGCCAAAGATGCACCTCTCACACGATGAGCACCTAGCAGACCACTAGCAAAGCCTATTTTGGCTCCCATTTTTGCGGAAGCCATCTTTGGCCCTTTGCGGAATGCTGCCAAATTACGCTCTCCGGCTTTAACCCAATAAGAGCGCTTCGTAGAGCCTTTCTTACCCCGCACTGTTTTAGTTACTTTGCGAAGTCCGGCACGATTTGCCATTTTCCGATTCCCTCCGAGCACTATTGCCCGATCAAATGTTCTCTTTTGTAGAGTCCAGCAAAAGTTTACGCTGGTTTCTCAACTCAAGCCAAGCACGAATTCCAAAAAGATCATGGAGGATATAGCGGAGGATCAACCAGATCCCCAACCTCCATGCGGTTCCAGAGGTCATGTGCGCGTGAAAGATGGCGGCATCCCCAGGTCCCGCTACGTAGAGCTCCACCATCGGACCTGTTCCGATGGCAGTAACCTCTGCGTACCCATCGTTTCGATGAAACGGTCTCATCGAGTTCTCCCTTCCTTCCTGAGCGTCTTTTGGAGCGCCTTCTCGAGATTGTTACTTGCAGAGAATTTTGGCTTGAAGCCGTGACGAATTTCAAGTGATTCTGGATAGTTCATCCACAATACTTCCGTCTTCTGTCGATCCTCTTTATCGAGAAAGTTCGCTGAGCTTGCGTTTGCGCTGTATTCGACCCTTCTCCAGTCTTTGTATGCCTGATCGTAAAAGTCTCCAGCGTATCCAGAAATTGCAATGAGAGCTCCCCGTCTAGTTGCTTCCAAGTTTGAGGCCAGGAGCTTCTCATGCCATGCAGCATCCATCTCGTGCTGATATCCGTGCCCCGCACCCCGGCTTGCCGGATGGTACGGAGGATCTTCATAGATGAAAACGCCACTCTTGCCGTAGTACTTCACCAACTCCACGGCATCGGTGTTGTTGATCTCGACACCACGAAAGAACTCTGCGTATTCTTGAAAGAGCTCGAGCTTGTTACTTACAGCTCTCGCTACGGAGCCTTTGGGGGTTCCACGGCGGAAGCCTTCGATGGTTTGCTGCATCCCCGCAAAATTCTGGGTCTGCCGCACCCAAACCCTGCGCGCGAGCTCTAGCTCGTCTTCTGGGTCTTGCGTCCAATCTCGACACGCTCGTTGCTCATCAAATGCGTAGGGGGTAAGCTCGCAAACCCTCCGAAGTTCCTCGGGACGTTCTCGAAGTACTTTGAAGAACGTAACAACGCCCCTGTTCAGATCATTGATGACTCGATTTGGGTAAAGCCCCTCGGGCAGAGCAAAGAAGAGCGCACCCGAACCGAAGCACGTCTCTACGTAGGTCTCAGGGCCTTTTGGAAAGTGCGGAAGTATCTTCTCTGCAATCTGGCTCTTTGCTCCGTAGTAACAACCAAATACTGATCCTTTAATCATCCTCGCCTGCGTCCTCTTGTATGTGCATTAACCTTTACGGAACCTGCACCTCTTGCCGCGGGTGACTTGCTCTTGCGATTTGCCTGCACTTCTTCCTTCGGTGCGACGCGAGTTCCACCAGCCTTCGTCTTCACAGTTGCAGATCCAGATGCGTGCATCTTGAGGATCTGAAGCTTGCTCTTCTCGCGTAGGGTCTGTCGTATTGACTTCTGCCGATCCCGCACTCCCTTTGTGTTGGACTCCTGTCCTTGCGACTTCACCTCGTTCAAGCGCTCCTGTGCGGCAATCTTGGCCGCAGCTCTCTGAGCTTGGGAAGCCTGTGCCACGGAATGCACCTCTCGAAGACGTTGGATCTTCTTCTTGTGAGCTTCTTCCTTGAGCTTGTCACGGGCTGCATAGTCCTGGGCACGAGTCTGTGCCTTGTGATCCATAAGCTTCTCGTGCTTGATCTTCAGACCACGGACGTGCTCGTCCACCTTCTGAACTTGCCTACGATGCAGCTCACCCCGTGTGGTTTCTCGGATCATGTCCGCATGAGGCCCACCATACTTCTGTGCGTGGTCCCAGACCTCGCGAAGATGCGTGTGGCTCATTTGTGTGATCTCAGGATCACCGCGCTTCACCTTCGCAATGTTCTCGAAGATACGCTGATCGTTCTTGAGCCTGGACATCGTGCCTTGGAATGCAGTGTGTGCAAACGCAAACAGAGCGGTCTTGAGCAGACCGCTCCTGCCACTGCGCATACCACGTTCGAGGAACTTGCTGATTGCAACACCACCCGCCATACGAGCGGTGGCACGCCCAGCATCCGAAGTTACGTATTCCTTGGCAGACGGTAGGTTTCCGTGGACACCCTCGTAGTCCCTACGATGCTGGTTGATGTGCTCTTTACCAGCACCATACGCACTCTTTACGTGCTCTCCAGCATTACGGATATGCTCACTGAACTTTGCCATGCGAGAAGATTATCAAGTTCCAGGACCAAAAACGAGCTTATCGGGGTTTGGGCCTCTGTCAATCCAGACATAAACCCAATCTGGATGCTTTGCCGCTGCCTTTTCCGCAGCAGGCGCACAGGACTTGCACGCAAACGCCTCAGAGATTCTGAAAAGAGGCCCCCACTTCGAGTGCATGATCATGTCGTAGAACTTCTCTGGATTCTCATTCTTCAACACCGTAAGCGCAGGGTCCTTCTCCATCATGGTTTTGTACTCACCATACGTATGAATGCGAATCAGCGGAGGAGCTTCGCATCCCATGCACTTGTCTGTAGGACGAAATGCATACTTCTGATGGAACTCCTGCGGAGTAATGAGCCCATCTTGGAACTTTTTACGGTGGGTGATCTTGTTATTCACGATCCCATTTCTCTTTCTTTGTCTTGTCAGGTGTCTTTTTGACAGTTTTTTGAGGTGCAAATGCAGATTCCGCAAGCACCTTCTTCGGGTCTCGGATGCGAAAGAGGGGCACTGTGCTCCCTCGCACCATCGCGGCGTCAATGGCACCGTCCTGAACTTGCCCTGTAACCCACTCTTCCGTCTCTCGTACAAGTTTTCGGAGTGTGAGCATGTCCATCCAATGATCCTCTGGATGTGCCTTCTGGATCTTTCGATAGCGAATTCCCCAGGGGCCATCTACGAATGAATCATTCTCTCTGGGTTTTCCGAGAAAGACAGGGGTGTTCAAGATGTCCACATCCTTTACGTGGAGAGGCTCTATGACTCTGCCCTTGTTGTAGACGATGTTCCGGCCTTTGCTGTGGATGATTGTTGGCATCGGACTGGACAAATGTTCCACGGATGGGTATCCGTAGTCAAGTATGTGTGATCAGACCGTGTGGATCGATGACAAAGGCACACTCCATCGATTGACACTTCAACTTAAAGAGGAGAGATGCCTGCACTGCATGTGTAGTGTATGTGTGCAAGACTTTACAACTAGAGATGATAGAGAGCCTATCATTGTTCATGGTGTAGGATTCGAGAATCAGAAAGGTTCATGGGAAATAATCCCATACTCGAATCACATTGTGGTGTGCCTTGCTTCGTATGAGGTTCCCGGTGAAAGCAAAGAGATCAAGAAGAGAGATCGTCTGGTGCGAAAAGTCAAAGATCGATGGGATTATCACGCACCGACTCAAGATGAACTGGAAGAAGGATCCAATGTGCAGGTTTTGTGAGGCTGGAGTTTGTATTCAGGACTACCAAAGCTCGCCAAAGTGGTCTTGCGGTGTAGTTGTTCACGGATTTGGATGGGAGGAGTATGGCAAATGATTGTCCTCGGGCTCGACATCTCAATGACCGCAACAGGTTGGGCTATTGCCAATGTAAGCGGTCAGAAACCAAGCTTGCTTCGTTGCGGTGTGATTGAAACCAAGAAGAGCAAAGGTAAAGGTTCCGGTACGCTCGACTCCATTCGCAGAGCGCACCACATCTATGTTGAACTTGGAAAGGTACTTTCTTCAGAGCTTGGGCTGAAGATCGATCTGATCTGTCTGGAATCGATGAGCTGGCCCCGCAACGCCTCATCTTCGATCAAGATGGCAATTGCATGGGGGGCGATTGCTCCGCTACTTGCGGATCGCCCCCTCATTCCTGTTGGGCCGATGGCTTTGAAGTTGGCGGTTAGCGGGAAGAAGACTGCTTCAAAGGCAGAAGTGGCTTCTGGGGTTCGCTCTTTGATGCCGAAGGCGACTTCGCGGGTTTTGAAGGAGTTTGTCCCGAAGGCTTCTTTGCAGGAGCATTGTTGGGACGCGCTTGGGGCGATCCTGGCTTCGATGAAGACGGAGAAGTTCCAGCTTTTGAAGGCTGGCCTTTCGGAGCGGAAGACTGCCCCGATTTCGCCACCCGAGGAGCTCCGGGTTTCTGGAGAGCCCCCTGCTTACCCATGACGCCCATCTGGTTTGGATCTGGTTGAGGCTGTGAAGCCTGTACCATCGCCTTGACCATCTCCTGACTCTGGGCTGCTGTGTTGGCTACCCAGATGTCCTGGTGCTTCGATCGATACTGAACAAGCGTCAGATCTCCATCGGGGATTGCACCAAGCTGCAAAGCACCTTCACGATACTCGTTGATCGTGCAGATACCCTGCGCAAGAGCTTCCTTCCACGTCATTGCATCAGGCCCCTCTGGCTCTTCGGGAGCTGCTCCTTCTTCGCCTTCTGCACCCTCTTCGCCCGTATCGGCAGACATTGCCGCGTCCTCTTCCGCCTTCTTCAGCGCATGGATCTCCTTGAGCGGATCCAACTCTGTGAGACCCATCCAATACTTGATGGCTGTCTCCTTGGTCAGAACCTCGGAGTCTTTGCCAGTTGTAGCAATGCGCTGTGCGGTCTCGATATCTGTGAATGTAGGTTTGAAGTAGTGAGGCCACTGGAGCTCGCAAACCTGTCCATTGCCCACCACACGAGGAATCGTAACTTGATCTCCATCTGGCTGCGCGATGACCCTCTTTGGAACGTAGACACGATAGCGAATGCGCCGCACCGAACCATCTTCGTTTTGTACTTCGCGAATACCCTCTACAGTTCGTACAGCCTTTAGCACCTTCTGGCAGATACGGATGATTGCAGGTCCATACTGTTCTCGGAGAGAGTCTGCCTTCTCGATCATGGAGTGGAAGATTCTCTCGATCTCCATGGCAGTCTTTTCGCCATTGTTCTGGAAGAGAATCTGATCTGGAACACACTGGCAGAGTCGATAGATGCGCTCCTCTAGCTTCTCAAGAACTGTGATTCCAATAGTAGGTCCAGAACCGCTCAGTTCGAGATACTGAGCGGTGCTGCTTGGCCCAAGAAACAGAGCATTGTCCGAACCCTTTCTAACAGTGCCGGGGTTCTCCATATCTGTAACGATATTAAGCGTTGGATCACAGTTAGATACGGTCCCGTACCAGATTTCAGCGAGCAACTGATCGACTGCTTCGAGCATTCGATAGGCACCGTGACAATCGGAGTCCCCATCGATCTCGTCATCCGATCGGAGGTTTTGGATCCACTCGTACGGCACAAACCCCAGACCGTGAGGAACTGTGTTTCGCTGCATGTACTCCCAGCGAGGTTCCTTGTTACGGCATTTGATGGGCCTCCATACCGTATCGTTCTCTTCGTCCACAACGCGCCGATACCAGTACCAGATGGTCTTGTAGCGACCGTCTTCCTGCTTCTCGTCCTTCGGGTACGTATACTGAATGGTCAGCTTCGTGAGCCTGTTGGAGCCCCTACCATCGAACTCAGGTTCAGTCCAACGAGGGTCCAGCGCTTCAAACTGGCACATACCATCCAGAATCTTGAAACCCACACAAGCCGAGCCTGTAGCACCTCCGTAGTTACGGGCTTGCGTCATTGCAGCCCAGAACTCGCCCTGCTTTAGAAGTGCGGAGAGGTAATCCTGTGTGCGCTCATCATCAGGCACAAGAACTCTTGGTTGCTTCTGATTGGAAAACAGAAGTCCTGTGAAGCGGGAGACAATGTTTCGTACAATGCCAAGTGGAGCGACGGGACGACGGAAGTCACGGGGGACATCTCCTGCGTTCTCCATTCCGGGCGGCACAACACCCTCTCGCTGGACGGCATCCCACATATCGCCCGAGAGGACGGGCCTCCCGTTCCATTCGTGACCCTTTCCGTCGTGCTCGCAGACACGGAAATAGCTCCATAGGTTATTGAGCTCTCTTTGCCGTTTGGAGAGCTTCATGTGCTTCGATCCAGGCTCCCCACTCGATTCTCTTAGGAGATCCCCTGTAAATTCCCGAGCTGTGTCGGGTTCGCGCGTTACTGGCATGAGTAAAGATTACACTCCCATTTGATGCGTGTCATTGTCTTCCTGTACAGATGTTGTACTCTGCCTGTATGTCTGAACAGGAAGAACTGTCAAAACCCTCAGAGCGGCAGCTTGAGCTTCTCAGAGTGGTGCATACTTATTCAATCGAGCAAGGATACTCCCCTTCTCGAAGAGATCTAGCAGAGAAACTTGGCGTAAAGAGCATCCACACAGTGCAGGGTCTTGTGGATCTGCTCGTCGAGAAAGGGTTTCTACTTCGACAACCCCGAATCTCCCGTAGCTTGTCGCTCACTGCACGCGGCAAGGAGTTGCTTGTATGAGCATCTTGAAGCCCGGACAGCAAAGACCCTCGATCAACCTTACGAATCGGAAGTCCTTTGTAGAGAACTCTGTGCCAGCCCAAGTACCTGTAACGGAGAACTTCGAGTCTCCCAATCCTGGTCTTGCAATCCAGACTATCGCAAAGCTTCCCAACCAGCGAGGGAAGGGCGGAAGACCTACCAAGGCCCAGAGTCGCGATGCAGGCTACATGGAAGGTGCTCAGAAGGCCATCGAGGAGATTCGAGAAGCAAACCCTCCGCTTCTCGCTGCCGCACCTCACCGTTCTGGAAAGATGGAGATTCAGAGATCCTGGGAAAAGGCATACGACGCCAAGGAGAAGTCTCTCGAGCGGCAGGAAGCCGAAGCCATCCTTGCAGCGCGGAGCGAAAGGCTTGCCGCACTTGAAGAGGAAACCGCCATTCGCAGAGCCAACCGAAAGGTTGGCGTCGCCGCAGGGCTTGCTGCATTCACGATGGTGCGAACGCTTGGAGATGTGGCAGAGCGACTCGACAAAAAGGTGCGAGAATCGAAGGACATGAGCTTCTCGGAGCTTCGGGGTGCAATCAACACACTTTCGGGCTCTGTATCCAAGATGCAGTCCGCAATGGAGACTGTGGCACGCCTCGAACGCACGATTACGCGGCGACCGCTTGATGAAGAGGGTGTAAATTCTGTTAGCGAAGACGATCTTTCAAACCTCTCTGTTGAAGACGCAGAGAAGATCCTCGAGAACATTCTCAAAACGACCTATCACACGGCAAAGAGCGCAGGAATCAAAATTTACGATGGTACTGCGGAGGTGGTAGAGACTTCAGAAGAGGTGAGCAATGGCGAAGTTGAATCCTGATCTCATCAAGTTCATCGCAAAAGAAGATCCAGAGCACGCTGTACAACTTGAACGAGACTACAAGCGTGCCATGATCATTCTTGCGCGTAATGATCCCGCCATGTTTTGTCAGTATGTCCTTCGTAATGGCAAAACAGGAGGTGCGATCTACCTCACACCCGAGCATGTGGCTTTGCACAAGCTGATTCAGCCGTGCTCTAGAACTGCGGTTTGGACTTATCCTGAGTTTGGCAAAGGTCTAGACCTAAATACTGACATTCCGACACCATCAGGATGGGTAAAGATGTCAGATATTCAAGTTGGGTCATCTGTATTCGGATCTGACGGCATAGAGGCTCGTGTCATTTGGGTAAGCCCTATCCAAAACATCCGAGTTTTTGATGTAGAGTTTGACGATGGTGTAGTTATTCGTTGTGACGAGTCTCATTTGTGGTCCGCATACTCATGCAAAGATCGTCACAAGAATCCACAACCGCTCAAACTCGTGAGCACGTTGGAAATGTCCAACTCCGTCAAGCATGGAGATAGGAACCAGTGGGGAATTCCAATCGCACCTCCGGTCCAATATCCATCCAAGCAATTGCCGGTGCATCCATATCTTTTGGGTGCTTGGCTAGGAGATGGTGACAGTAAAGGACTAACTTTGACTTGTCACCAAGAAGACATTGCGATTGTGGATCGGTGTTGCCAGCTATCCGGTGAGTTGGTCAAAAAGGTTCCAGACAAGCGTAAGCCTCATGTACTGCGCTGTAAGATTGGTGGTTCTGAACTTCAGAAAAAGTTCAGGCAGCTTGGGGTTCTTGGAAAAGCAGGTTGCAAATTCATTCCTGCCGAATACCTCACAGCTTCCGAGGACCAAAGGAGGGAGTTGTTGGCGGGGCTGCTAGACACTGATGGTACTGTCTACACGAGATCTAACGATGTGTCGTTTGTAGAAGTATCTTTTTGTGTTGAACGTCTGGCACTCGACACGCTTGAGCTTGTCAGGTCCCTGGGCTTCAAGGCCAGGCTCCGTTCTGAACCCTCTAAACTCTACGGCAGGGTTGTAGGTGCACGACATAGGATTTTCTTCACAGCCAGGGAACCAGTCTTCAAACTGGAACGCAAGCTCAACAAGCAGAAACTCCAAGCTGCTCACGGGAGCAAAGCAAACGCGCGATACGTTGTAAGCGTTACGGAAGTTCCCTCTGTTCCGACCAAATGCATCAAGGTTGATTCGCCTGATCACACCTTTCTTGCGGGGCGCAGCTACACAGTCACGCACAACTGTGAAGAGTCTGGAAATTCTGTACTCCTTCGGGATGGCACTTGGAGAAAGATCGAAGATCTGGCAGATGGGAACTTTCACGAACTTCTAACGTGGGATCTACACCAACCCGCACTCAAACCAGTTACAGGACGTGTAACTGCGAACGGGAAACGTCCCGTGGTTCGTTTCCACTTGGCAAACGGGCACAAGATCGGCGTTACACAGGAGCATCCTCTTTGCGCTGCGGACGATGTTCAGTGGCGGCAAGCTCAGAATTTGAAGGTGGGGGACCGAATCGTCTGCCTCCGTCATCTTGAGCTCGAGTCCACAACACCCGAAAGTGACGTACCCTCCGAAGAAGCAGAGATTCTTGGATATCTCCTAGCGGGCGAGGTTCGAGGTCGGAGAGTCTTTGTTCGCAAGCTCTGGAAAAGCGAGCATTGGAGCTCTCGCCGTGCTCGGATGTTCAAGAAAGCCATGTGGGAGCTTGTGGACCACGATCGGGATTGGTTGGAAGTGGTGCTCTCCAAGAGCGCTGATTCCACCGATATGCACCCTTACGTGTTCATAAATCAGCTCGCCACAATTCAAGACAAGTATCCCGTGGATCTGAGCCCAGAAATCTGGAGGCTCCACAAGACGGGACTTCAGAGGCTCCTTACTGCATTCTTTGTAACGGCATTTTGTGATCCTCGGAGGAAGATCTGGACAAGGGGTCGCACAGTAGGCGTCTCTGACAAGCGCTACCCCAAGGGCTTCGTTCACAAGTGTTACGAAACTGGTGACATGATCCGCAGGCTTGCACTGCGATTGGGGGTGTCCATAATCGTAAAGCAGGACTATTACTTTACGAAAGAGTGGCTGATCAGCGTACCTAATCCCCAAGTAAAGATCTTTTACCCATCGAAGGTAGAATACCCAGACCAGATTCCGTTGATGGAGGCTGTTGAGATTGTAAAGATCGAACATGCAGAGGCGGAAACCTGGGCAGTTGAGATTCTGGATAGCGAGCACAGCTACATTTCTGGGGGTGTGCTCTCTCACAACACCACGCAGATGATCGGGCATGTTCTCTGGCGTCTTGGGAAAGACCCCAACATCTCGATTGGTATCTTTCAGAACTCCAAAGGCTCCGCGATCAACACCCTCAAGACGATCAAGGAGTACATTGAGGATTCTGTAGAGCTCCACGACGTGTTCCCGAACTTGGTTCCGGGTACAACATGGAGCGAGCATCAGATCACGGTTCCACGAAGCACCTTCCGACGTGACCCTTCCGTCAAGGCGGTGTCTCTCGGATCGAAGTTCATGGGGGACCGCTTTGATGGTCTGATCCTTGACGACGTGGACAACCCTGATACCGTGCTCACAGAGGAATCGAGAAAGAAGACAGAGGATTGGGTTCGTCGAAGTGCTCTCTCCCGTCTTACAGAGGAAGCCTGGGCAATCGCCATCGGCAACATCTGGCACGAAGGCGATCTCATGCACCAGCTTGTTAAATCGGGCTGGAATGCAGTAAAGCACCCTGTCCTTCGCCCTGATGGAACACCTCTCGATCCAGACCGCTTTACGTTGGAGCGCATCTACCACATTCGCGATGTGGATCAGAAGCCCATCGAGTTTGAGCGCCTTTACATGCTCAAAGAGCGGAGGGATGGCGATCAGAGATTCCGTATGGAATGGATTGCCAACGCCTTGAAGAAGGGCAATCAGAATATCCTCGTGAAGTGCGAGGAGCACATTCCAAAGATCCCATCGGGATGCCGTGCGATTACGGGCGTGGACCTTGGTGTGAAAAAGAAGGCATCTTCGGACCCTACAGTGATCACTACGATTCTCGAAGCCCCAGCCGGGAAGGATCGCTACGAATATCAGATTCTCAACATCAAGAAGGGTCGTTGGGATGCTGATGAGATCATGAAGAACATTGCGGAGCAGCAACGCTGGTTCGGATCTCAAGTATTCGTGGAGTCGAACGGCTGTTTTGTTCCGGGCACTCGGGTGCTTACACCCTCCGGGTATGTGCCTATCGAGAAGGTTGAACCTGGAACTCTGGTGTGGACTCATATGGGACGTTGGAGAAAGGTCATCAATCGATACGACGGCACTGCGCGGCATGTGACTCCCGTAAAGGCAACCGGAAGTCTTTCAGTAACATGCACACCTAACCACGCATTTTATGTGCGGCAGGCTGGTAGAACATCTGGGCGTGGCGGGGGCCATCACAGACCGCTGGACCCAAAGGGCTGGTGCTCTATTGGGTTCCCCGACGTGCCCCTGTATCTGAATTTGGCTCTGCCAGTCTGGCCCGCCAAATCACCGGAGCTTCACTTGGAGCAGACCAAAAAGCTTCCGGCTCGTGCAATTCCTGTTAACGAAAAGTTGGCGCTTGTTCTCGGTCTTTTCATGGCAGAAGGGCACACAACGACGGGTCAAGTGTTTTGGACGTTGAACAAAAACGAGGGTTATCTTGCAGACCTGATCGACGAGGTGTTGAGTCCTCTTGGCTTCAAATCCAGCCGCCGCATTTACAACAACACACTTCGTGTCGTAATTTCTCAGGTGCAACTTGCAAAGACCCTCAAATGTGGAAAGGGTCCGAACAAATGCCTGCCATTGGATTGGATGGGGTGGCCTCTGGATCTGCGTATTGCTCTTGTCAGAGGTTGGCTACTCGGAGATGGCTGTGCAGGTAAGAACGGCAACAGAAAGAAGTTGCCGTCTATTAGTCTTTCTGGTGTGACGATCTCTAGGGATTGGGCTTTGTTTGTGAGGTCAACCCTTCATCAAGCTGGAATCACTGTTGCGCTTAGGGAGTCCACACGTAAACAATCTGTGATCGAAGGGCGCATAGTTAATAGAAATCCGTCGTTCCTCTTGAATCTTACACAAGATGGTTCTGAGCAACTTCGCAAGCACATGACGCATTCTGTCGAAGCTGAGCGTTGGGGAGCAAAGTGGTGGGATCAGTCTCTTCCAAATGCAAGGCAGCATGGATGTCCGACTGTAATCCAAGCTGATGGTGTTTGGGCTCGAATGAAAGATCATGATCTAGACCCAAAGAAGACGTACATTCCATACGAAAACGGGCCTGTTCATAATCTAGTTGTTGAGGAAGATGAGTCCTTCACTGTTGAGGATTTTGTTGTTCACAATGCCCAGGACTTTCTTGTTCAGCTCATCAACTTGTCGGGTTCCAACTTCCGCGTTACACCCTTCAACACAGGCCGTAACAAGTACGATCCAATGTACGGTATCGAGTCTCTTGCGGGGGAAATGGCGGTTGGTTACAACGAGGGCTCTGAGAATGAGTTCGGCCTCTGGTATTTCCCTTCGATCGATGGGACGCTCGAGAGCGCAGACGATGAGATCCAGGAGCTCGTTCAAGAGATGCTCGCGTACACGCCGGGGGATCACACGGGCGACCTTCTCATGTCGCTCTGGATTGCCCGTGAAGGCGCAAGAAACTCGCGGATTCAAGTGAAAGAATCCAAGTTTCAGTGGGGTCGCCTTCGTCTTCGCCACTGACGTAACCCCTTCTCAGCCCTTCCCGTACTTGCTAGTCTAGGCTTTCAACCATTCGGAGGATTCATGTCTCGTTCCAAGGCTTCGGCCTCAAGGTCTTCTATTTTTCAGATTCAGGATGCAGATCGTTTCCTTCTCGACGACGCTTTCATCGAGAAATACAAGGGACAAGAGCCTAAATGGGGTCCAGTTGGTAAGATTGCATACGTAAGAACCTATGCAAGAGAGCTTCGCAACGAGGAGCTTGTCCAATTCTTCATGCGCGACATGAAGATGAGCCGAAAAGATGCCAGAGCAGCAGCTCGCAAGGCGGGTGTGCGCCGTGAAGAGTTCTGGCAGACGGCTCGCCGTGTCGTCGAGTTTGCTTGGACTGTGTTTCAGCGACAGGCTCGCATGGCGCATCACTCCTGGGATGCTGCGGAGGCTCAAGTAAAGGCGCAGGAGATGTTTGAGCGTCTTTGGGCCTTCAAATGGCTCCCACCCGGCAGAGGTATGCAGTTCGCAGGAACCCCTGTGGTGGAACTCAAAGGGGGTGCAGTGCTGAACAATTGCGGATTCGTGAGCACAAGACACCTATCCGCAGACCTTGCATCTCCTTTCTGCCGTTTCATGGACTTCTTGATGCTTGGTGTGGGCATGGGTGCCGATGTTCGAGGTGCTGGGTCTGTCACAATCAAAGCCCCCATCCAAGGCAATGACCCTCCTTATCGCGTCGAAGACAGTCGCGAGGGCTGGGTAAACGCACTTCGGGTGAAGCTCGACACCTACTTTCACGGACTCATGGAAGTAGAGTTTGATTTCTCAAACATTCGAGCAGAGGGCAAGCCTCTGAAGACTCTGGGGGGCACTTCGAGCGGTTCCGCACCTCTCGAAAGGCTCTTGAATCGTGTGGATGAGATCCTCAAGCCACTAATCGACCGTACGATTACTGTGTCTGCGATTGCAGACATCTTCAACGAGATTGGCGTGTGCGTTGTCTCTGGTAACATTCGCAGATCTGCCGAGATCATGATCGGAGAGAACGGAGATGACGCATTTGCAGCATTGAAAGACCCATCTGATCTCAATAATGCGTTCGCAGAGCGCAGTCTTATTGAGGATCAGATCCCCGAGGTTTCCAGACTGCATCAAAAGATCGCAAGACTGCGTGAGAAGCAAGCAGACCTGTCTGCTGCCAACGCCAAGTTCCTCTATCTCCAAGACAAAATCGATCGGGCCAACGCAAGGCTCCACAAGATTGCCAGCTCGAACGAAGCCTGGTTGGCTGTAACGGACAAGATCAACAAGCACCCCCTCAATACACACCGCTGGGCATCGAATAACACCCAACTCTTCTCGACCAAGGACAGCTTTGAAGAGGTCGCAGCAAGAATCATATCCAATGGAGAGCCCGGTATTGCCTTCATGGACAGCATTCGCGCATACGGGAGAATGGGCGACTTTGTTCACTATCCTCGAAGTGCAGATCTGAAAGACCCTCGTGTTGAGGGCTTCAACCCTTGCTCTGAGCAGTCTCTCGAAGATGGTGAGCTGTGTTGCCTCGGGGAGCTCAACCCCAACGCGCACGAAACCCTCGAAGACTTCCTCATGACCATCAAGTTTGCGTATATGTATTGCAAGGCGGTCACGCTGGTGCCTACCCATGACCCTGAAACCAATCAGATCATGACGAGAAACCGCCGTATCGGGCTCTCCATGATGGGCATCTGGAAGATGTACGAACGACTTGGAATGCAGGAGTGCATTCGTTGGTGGGATCGCGGCTACGAAGAGGTGCGCAAGTGGGACAGGACCTACTCTTCGTGGCTTGGTGTGAACGAATCCATCAAAGTTACCTCCGTGAAACCCGGAGGCACAATCCCTCTTCTCGTTGGGGAAGAGGGCGGCATGAAGATTCCTACTGCCAAGTACTACTTCCGCACCATTCGCATGGATCACAAGTCGCCGCTCGTAAAGGCTTGCAAGGATGCGGGTTATCGTGTGGAGAAGGACCGTGTTTCACCAAGAACGGCGGTTGTGTACTTCCCAATCCACGATGAGTCCACAAAGCGCACCTCGGAGCAGGTTACGCTTTGGGAGCAGATGGGGTTGCTTGCAGCTCTGCAAGCCCATTGGTCCGACAACATGGTGTCCAACACCATCACGTTCCGTCCTCACGAGGCAGATCAGATCGCGTCTGCGGTGGGAATGTTCGCAAACCGAATCAAATCGGTGAGCTTTCTACCCCTGATGACGCACGGATACGCGCAAGCCCCCTACATCCCAATCGAAGAGTGGGAGTACGAGCTTGCAGTTGGAAAGTTGGGGAATCTAGATCTGTCAGGCGGGGGTCACGAAGTAGACGAGAAGTACTGCACCGGAGATGTCTGTATGCGCTGATCAAGCACCGTCGAGTGTGGCGTCCTGGGCGTTCTGGGACGTCACACTCACGAGGAGCTGCATCTTGGCGTACTCCAAGTTGCCGATCATTCGCATCTGATCCGACACTTCCTTCACAATGTGCGATCCCTGATTCTTCGACTCTGTAACAACGAGAGCTCCGTAGATCTCCCCCTTCTTGGCAAGATCCAGCAAGTGCTGAAGCACGCCCACAAGAATGAGGTTCGGAGGATCACGATCAATTACGGTCAGATTGGATTTCTTGTTCTTCCTGGCCATATCACACCTTTTCGTAGGGGAACTTGTTACGGACGTTCTTCCAGAAGAACTTACCCTTGGAGGGAGCTTGAAGCAAGAAACGAGCGGTGTTCGGGTGGACACCCTCGTATTGGTAGATAGAGCCTGTCCAAAACTCCACCTCAAGGGTCTGCTGGCTCTTGTCGTAGCCGACAGATTTGAGGTTTGAGCTTCGGACAGGTTTTCTATTCATGGGGATCAGGTGGCAATCAGACCGAGAGTCCGAAGACGGGCCAGCAAAGCGTTGAGCGCTGTCCGAGCTTCCGCATCCGTTGTGGCCCCACCTGATGCGTCAGCCACAGCGGTAGGCTGAGCAGCTTCCGCAGCGCCGAAGAACCCGATGCCCGTTGCACCCACCACGATTCGGGTTGCGTTGTCCGCGGGGTTACGAAGCTGGAGAGCTCCGGTTCCCTTGGCTCGGATGCGAAGGCTGACGTTGGTCTCTCCGTACGCTGCAAGCAGGGCAGGGACGGTCGTAGCGCCGGGGACAACCTCCACACCGTTTACACCCGCCGCCGCCTCTGCGCGGGCTCTGAAGCCCGCTGTGTGGGCCGTTCCGGCATACGCAGGTCGGAACTCCAGGAAGCCTGACTCCGAAGCCGCCGTAACCACTGCGAGCCCGCCTGCGATAGAACCTGCAAGAACCTCTGTACCCGAACCATTCTCCGTCTTCAGAACGGCACGAACACCGATACCTGCCGTGGCAGTTCCCGATGTGGTGTGCGAAAGTGTAATTGCAGTTGTGAGGTTGTCCGCAACCGCATCGTTCACCGTATAGGTGGGTGCCGAAGCGGAAACCGGACCAAACGTTGCATCATCATTCGATCCGGCATACGAAGCGCCAAGATCCTGAAGCTCCAATGCACCATCATCCAGCGATGGGCACAGCGCCACAAGGGAAGCAAGCGACGCCGAAAGAACGATCCGCTGCCCGCCACGAAGAATACCCTGAAGAGGGTAGGGAAGAGCGCAGATCTCAACTGATGGATTTCTAACTAGAACTGCCATTGAGTCTCCTGTTTTGTCAGAAGCCTACGAAAAACCACTTCAAGAGTCGAGCGAAACTTTGTAGTTTCGTATTCCGTAAAAGGGGGGTGTATGACGTTTTCAGAGTACACATGGGAATATGGCAAGTTTGGTGCGGACTCCATACGCACCACCACGATGTTCGGACGGAAGGTAGACATCTGTCAGAAGAGCCGAGGAGCTCCGGGTGAAACTCAGCACGGTATGGGTGTAGACAAACCCAGCACCTACTACCGCATCAACAACGGAGACTGGATCTGGTCCAATTACAGATCCATGGTGGAAACTGTGAATGTACTTTCTGGGATTCTGGAAGATCTTTCTATTCAGGATCGTAACTTGGAGATTTGTCGCCAGCTTGATCTGGAAAGAAACAAGTTTGAGTTCAAGGAACGGAGATGAGCCTTCATCTCGATCTTGATCCAAAACTCCAAGAGCACTTCTCCCGATACGGAGACAAGCTGATCCTCTGGTCTCGCCTCGAAGCTCTCAAAGAGTGGGAACCCTTCCTCAAGGAAGGTTACTACGAAAAACTACTCCGAGCTGCCTACCGCACTCCAGTCCATGAGGACTACCCTCCCAAAACCCTATGAAACAAGAGGTTACGCAAGAATCGTAAGCCGGTTTCATTTTCTTTCCGAAATAGCGTAACCTTTTTCCGCCAGACCTCGTACCGAGTGTTATCGGTTTCGAGAACCAGAAAACCAAGTCAAGAATACCTCACCATTCCTGACCATTCACAACCACAGATTCCAGAAAAATCAAACTCATTCGAGAGGGGGTACCCCACCCCCACCTGGAATCTGGAAAAGACCCCTCCCCCCACTAGCTAGGACAATCCGAAAAACCGGGAGAAAGCCCTGTCCTACACTGTAGGACAGGGCGGGGAGAAAACCCGGAGAGTCGGAAGGCGCCTAGACGGTTCTAGAGGGTAGAAAACAGGGGATAGGACACCCCCCAAAAACAGCCCCGTAAAGGCCCCTAGCAGCCCCTACAGTGGCAGGAAAGGGAGGGGGTAGGTAGGGGGGTAGCCACCCCGTTGAAACCCCCCTTCTAGAACGTCCAATAGCACTAGTCAAGAATCCCTGTAGAATCGTAAAAGAACTCGGTTGAGTTTCCTCCCGAATACGACACCGGGAGGGGGTTGAGACGACACCGGGAGGGGGTTGAGGGTTGACTCGGTTACAGATAGTCCAGACTTCTGTGCTATGAACATTCGACCCCGTAACGGGGTCGAATGGGTGCAATCGATGGAATGGAGAAAGCGATGTTGCGGTGCAACAATCGACATTGCAGAAGTGAAAGGAATCGGAAAACGCTTGAAAACAAGTGCTACGGTGCGCCACACCGATGCAAAACGTTACGAAAACAGGCATTTCAGATTTGAAAGGTTGCCTTTCAGTTTTGAAAGGGAGGAGTGCTCGGAAACGGGCAAAAAACGAAGTGAAAACAAGCACTTACAACGAATTGCCTGTTTCTCCGCTGAAAACGCTCAAACCCCTTCTAGCAAAGCGTTTCGTGCGGTTGGCACCGTCCCTGCACTATGCCCTTTCGCCCCGTCGCTCCCCACGCCGCGACGGGTGCCGCGCTGTGTGGCGCGGTGGACGGCGAGGGTATCCCGCACGGGAGGCAGGGCGCTCAGGGCGTCCGCGGCGCAAGGCCGCTGAGCGTGCGGGAGGGGGTTAGGCCCCCCGTAGACGCTAGCTGTGCGTGCCAACAAGCGCGCAGCAAACTGGAAACTGCGAAGTCTGGAAGACTCTCCAACGGCACAACGTGCGCCGAGCCTCTGCTTGCAAGCTCATAATGCACAACGAATGCCAACGAGCCTCTAGCGGGATTCAACCCGGTACGCTCGGAGACGATTCAGACATGCGGCCAACGCGCAAACCCCCACGCAAACGGTGTGGTCAGGGACGCGAAGGGACGGTAGCAAGCCTACCGCACAATCCGGCGCAATGCCGGTCCCGAAACACCGCAACGCACGGGCGAATCGGCCATTCTATCCCAACGCTCCCAACGTTGGGTCATGAACCCCGATTCCCTCGAAGACCGACGGGACAACGGAAAGCGACTCGGAACGAGCGAGTTTGCAGGGTATCGAAGGGAACCGGGGCATTGAAGGTGCGGCTCTATGAAGGCCGATAAGCGCCAAGGTCGCCAAGGGCGACGGTATGCAACCCCACAATGGGCGATCCCCCTTCGCTGCAAACAAGCAAGCTTCGAGGGTTCTTGAAACAGCGTGTAGGGCGCTACATCCAACCGGAGAAAGACTCCCGTGCGGAACCTTACTGCGATCGTACGGCGCGCATGAATCGACCCGTGGCATAGCGGTAAAGCCATGAACCCGCGGTGTGTGTGGAGTGACCCGAGTGAAGGTTGCCACACACGAGAACGAAGCTAATCGGAAGTGCGTTCCTGTGCGGTGTGGTCTGCCATATCGTAACGGGCAACGTGAAGCCTCGTACCTAGCGCGACACATGGAGGTCTGTGCGTCCAGTGGGCTAATACTAGCCTAACCGGAATGTCTGTTCTGAAGTGTGTTGTAGCTTGGCGAGTGTCGAATGTTGTCGCTGTGAATGGTGGTACAGCCTACACCGCACAGGGCGCACGTCCGTTTCGACGATACACAAGTCCGAATAACGCGCTCATGGCGCGTAGCGCCCTAACGGGCAAAGCACAGTCGCGGTTTGACTGCGATGCACTGTGCGGGAAACGACGGTTCGCCGCCGTTCGTTTTCCAGTGTTTCCATTCTGGTCTGTGAGCCTGTTTCAAGGTGCCTATTCCAGAATGCAAGCACTGAAAAGCGAATGGTCGATATTCTCGTAACGTGGCTCGCGATCTTCGCGTTCGCGGGTCTTTCTCTCCGAAAGGGGCTCAAGTGAATATGTCTCCGATCCGTGCAGTGGTTTGTCTCATGCCGAGCTTCATGCTCGGTCTCTCGGTTGGGGGCGCGCTCCGCGTGGCGATCCCCAACCCGTACGTTCGGGCGCTGACGGGCATCGTTGTCATGCCCGCCGTGGGCTATGCGGGAGGGTTCATCACCGAGCGCATGGTCCGTTGGACGGAAGGGCGCATCGCCTAGGAACATCGATGACTGTTCACGTTCTGTAATGTGAACAGTAATGGGCGTTTCTAGCCAACCACGGCGGTTGTGTAACCGCCATTCTCAGGAGAATCAGCATGACAAAGATCGGTGTGACTGCGGGGTGCCTGCGGGCGCTGCTCGCGGGGGATGTACTCACGCACGAAGTGAGCAAGGCGGACGTGGCATCCAAGGGTCTCGCGCACTTCTGCAATTGCGCGGAGCGTGCTCACAAGGCGGGGGGGATCTCTCTCCGTGAGCTCAACAATGCGGGGTTCGCCCTGCAATGCGCCCATGTGAGCAACATTCAGGGATCGGGGGCTCCGGCCAGCAAGTCGGACATCGAATGGTACAACACTCACCACGGGCGCGCGGCTCACGCGCTGTGCAGCGGTGCGACGTGTCCGAGCGGTCTCCGACCCCTTTCGATCCCCAACGGTGGGGGGGCGCACAAGGTCAATCGCGACACGATGCTCAACTGGACTCAGCGGCTCAAGGAATACCTCAACGATCCGGTGCGTCCCTTGCCGGACGACGCCATCGTCAACATCAACGACGTGCCGTTCATCGTGGGGATCGATGATCGCTCCGGGGGGGCGGCGATCATCGGGACGGACAACGGCGGCGGGTACAACCGCAAGTCTGACGGATCGCCCGGTCACTCCCGCAAGCATGACGGCGCGGTCGGTGCGCCGCGGTCGTCCGATCGTCTCCCGAAGCTCTGGAAAGAATACGTCGCGGCCAAGGAGAGCGTGACGCGGGGGATCGCCACGATGCACGATCTTCTCCACCGTGCCGAGGTTCCTCAGAACGATGTCTGCGACGCTCTGGCCGCGTGGGCGCTTTCCGCCCCCCTCGAAGCCATCGAGGGTGTCAACCCCGGCGTGTTCGATGGTACGATCGTCCGCGAGGGTGTGATGGTCCGTCCCGCGGACAACGAGCTCGGGAAGGCTCTCGTCACCCGGCTCAAGGTGACGCGCAAGCCTGCCATCGACCCCGCGGTGGGGGTCAAGGTCGTGAAGCGCAACGACGACGGGACGTTCGTGATCGCGATCATGGAAACTCTGCACATGACGGTCGCGCCGGGTTCCATCGAGCGCGTTCCGCCCCCCGAGCCCGTGAAGGCTCTCGCGGCGTGGAAGCCGCGGGTTGGAGAAGCCGCTCTCTACGTTCCGACCGGGGTTCAGGGCTCGACCCCCATCGAAGTGTTCATCGAGGGGGTCAACGGCGAGAAGTTCATCGTTCTCTTCGCCATGGAAGACGGCGAGGAGATTCGACTCAACGACGTGCTCCCCACCGAGCTCTCCGAGGTTCCCTCGGAAGCCTGATTCTCCTCCCACCGAAACAACCCCGAATGGTTGGACGCTGGTGTACAGCGTCCGCGGGTTCGATTCCCGTACGGGGTTCCGAAGCCTCCAAGGCGCTGCACACGGGAAGTGAGGGTTGCATAGCGCAACCCTTGCGCCCGTCAGATGGCCAGGAGGCTTCTTTTTTTTCTCTTTTTTTAACTTCAGAAACCCTGATTTTTGAGGGGGAGACCCCCTCGGAGGTTCATCATGAACAAGCAGATCGAACGTGCGATCCTCGATGCGATGGCGGTCGCGTGGGCCGAAGAGGCGTACGACGCGCGCAAGGTGCTCAGGTTGGCTCTCAAGGGGAGCATGTCTGAGGCGCAGAGCACGCTCATGGCTCTGGAGATGTTCCTCGTGAAGCGTGAGGAGAGGCTCACGAGGAACGCGGTCGGATGGGCTCTCAACACGATCAACACCACGATCCACCGTAACGAAGAGGCTCGAAAGGCGAAGATCATCAAGGAGCGCATCGCACAGCTCAAGGTCGGCAACATCGTGATCATCAAGGGCTACGAGGACGGTAACGACGAGTACATCGACAAGTCCGTCACGGTCAAGGAGGTGGGCGCAATCACCATCTCCGTTCAAGATGCAGATGGGAAGCTCTACAGTTTCCACAAGAAGTCTGGAATGAGCGTCTTCAGCAAAGAACTGAGCCTGATGCCCTACTGATCTTCTGGCCCATGAAGGGCCTTGACAGGCATCCCACGACGGTTGGACGTGTTGCAACCTCGGCACTTGGCAATGGTGCAAAAGACTGAGGATTTTCAACGTGGGATGTCTGTCAAGACTCTTCATAGAGTCTAAGGGAACGATTGCGGATTCTAACACTCTCCTTTGAAGCTCGAACGAACTGGACCCGCAGAGCCTCTCCCGAACAACGGATACAGCACGAGCACTCGATGCGCGCTAGAGAGTGACGTGTCAATCGTCAGTGATGACGCGAGACAAGCGAAGGGTATCGTTGGCCTTCTGGTAGATCAGGAATCGTCAGAATCGTTCTTGGATTGCCTGTCTCCCTTGACGCGGTGAGGGGGAGGGGATCTATGTCCAACCGCAGGAACGCCCAATGGTAGGATCCTCTTGAGCGCTCAAGAGGATGTCTCAGGTTCGATTCCTGAGATGGGCACCATGAAAAAGCTCTTCGGTTTCTCTCGGGGATCGTTTTACCGATCCCCAGATGTGGAGGTAGACGTAACAGATGCATCGATTGAGGAGATCGATGCAGAGTATGTTGCTCTTCGGAGCAACTATCCGATCGTAACTGCCAATGATCGGAACACCGTGATTGTCCGGTTTGGAAAGTGCATCTTTCATGAGATGGTCGCGATCCCCGGACGGAACGGTCTTTCTGACTTTGCGATCGGGAAGTTTCCGATCACAGAGATGGAATGGCGGGTGCTCATTTGCGGGACAGACCCCCGTTGGGAGAAGTCCCGCAAACCTGTAACGTATGTTTCCGCATCACAAGCGGAACGGGTGATCGAGAAGCTCGGGTTGAGGTTGCCCTCCGAGCAGGAATGGAACCTCGCCGCATATGGTACAGATGGCAGACCTTATCCATGGGGATCGGCTCCTCCGAGCGATCGAAGGCTTATCTGGGCAAGAGAGTTCTATAGATTTGAGCCCGAATGTGTGGGCAAGCGACCCGATGGGGCGTCTCCCTTTGGCGTCGAAGACATGCTCGGCAATGTTCGCCAGTGGACGAGCACCGGGGCATATACGGCGCGTGTGTCAATGGGCATGAGTTTCGAGTCTGATTGGATTCGAGATCGTGACAACACACAATCACACAAGGATAACAAGCTCGCCGATGAGCTTGTGAAAGAGCTTTCTCCAATGCAAGTTGGGAAGCTCGCAACGAAACTGGTTCTCCGCACCATGAGGGGTGACTCGCTTGGACGGAGAATCAGGAAAGCGGTAATGGGAGATAAAACCCCAAACCTGCTCAATGAGATCGAAACGGGGCTGAGGAATGACTCCTCAGTCCGAACCTTCTCCATGGACATCGGAAACGCCTTTACAGGATTCCGATGCGCAATGGATCTCTCGTGATCATCCCCACCATATTCTTTCTCAGTGCAACTCTCTGCACTCTTCTCACACTCGCATCGAACAGGAGCCCATCATGACCACCCGATCGACCAAGCGCACGAACAGCATTTTCCGTCGCCATCTCGCCATCGCGCTCATGCGAGGGGATACGAGCATCCCCGGCGTCAAGGAGATCCTCCAGAGCGCCCCCTCTTCCCAGAACCGCATCGGCTACGATGGCAAGCAGGGTACGCGAGGGTTCTCTCCCTCGTTCGGCACCACGTCTCGCACCCCTGGCGGTGCTCAGGGAGCGAAGACCCTCGTGATCAATGCCTTCGTCAACACGACCACGAGCAAGGGCCGAGAGAAGGCCAAACACCCCCACAACATCACGCATCGCATGACGCGAGCATGGGCCGAAAACCTCGCGGGGCAGTGGCTTCGCGAGAGCAACTACGAGATCTGATCCCCCTCCGACACATCCCGCCTTTAACAACCGCTCAGTGGTGAGTTTCAGGATGTGTGTCCTGAATTGGGTTCGATCCCCTTCGGTTGTTCCAAACTTCTAATCTCAATAGGAGGTTCATCGTGTGGGCACGATGCGTACATCTGTTTCTCACCTATAACGTCGAGATCTGCCGAGCGCTGGAGGCGCTGTTCTGATGACGATGCAAGAACTCGACTCGCTGCTCAAGCGTAGCGAGAAGCTCAATCCCATGCCAGAGATCGTGTATCCGGCTGAGCAGGGGGAGAAGCTCAATCCCATGCCAGAGATCGTGTATCCGGCTGAGCAGGGGGAGAAGCTCAATCCCATCATCCTGGCGAGCGGAACGTCGGAGAAGGACGCGATCCGCATCGCCAAGGATCTCGGAAGGGTGCTCGGTCATAACCGAGCTCAGATCATTCTCAACAACGGCTTCAAGATCGAAAACATCGAGGTGTGATCATGGAAGGTTCTCAGTTCGACTTCAGCACGCACAAGAAGGCTCGCAAGGCCATCGCCATCTACGAGACGATGGGCAAGGGTCCGCGCCACCCTCACAAGCACTCTGGACGGCGCGAGATGCGAGCTCTCATGAAGAGCCTTCAAACCTACTACATGCCCGGAAGCTCTCATGGGAGGGTGGAAAGCTTCCTCGGTGAAGGGGTGGTCTACTCTGGTGAGGGCCTGAGCTTCGCTCAGTACGAGGGGCTGTGGAAGGTGGGCAATCCGCACCCCTTCAACAGAGCTGCGCGCCGCGAGCGCGGGCTCCCCTGTGGCCGGTGGAGTCGCTCCCACCAACACACCAAGTCGTGATGGACCCTGTAGAGGGGGTCATCCTCGTTCTCTCCATGTTCGCAATCGGATTCCAGCTCATTCTGGAGTTCACGGGGTTGTAAGAGATGGAAACTCCAATCGCGCTGATCAAGTTCGACAAGCAGGGCAGTCCGTGCCCCTGCGGCAAACGAAAGCTGTGTGCTCTGTGGTGTGATTTGTGCGACAAGCACAAGGAGCACTGCGAAGCGTACAAAGCCTCCAAGAAGAGCTAAAGGAGGGTCTATGCATTTCGCAAGAGGCCCGCCTGAGTAATTCTCCGTGAGAATGGAAAGTATTGATGTATGCGGACTAGGTAACTCCCGAACCCTATGAAGTGCAGAGGGTTGGTAGCGAGACGGGAGAATCTGGGGGAGGTGGCTCTGACCCCATACAAAGAAGCATGGAGGTGTGTTATGTAGGCTTGACCGCCTATACGCTCCAATTTAAGATGGTGTTAAGAGATTAACACCATCTTTTGCCACGCTCGTATAAAAGTAATTACTCGGCCCTTGTAATGCCGATATCAGAGTGCAAGTCTCTGGCGTGGCTCCATTTCTGCTCGTATCTAAGCCCCTATAGCTCAATGGACAGAGCGCGCGGCTTCTGGTTTCGGTGGGATTTTTCTCGCCGGAATCTGCTCCAGCGTAAGTTTACCATTATCAAACTCCCAATGATGATTTGGGCACAAAACAAGAATGTTGGATGGTGCATTCACAATCCCAAGTTGCGTGTTGGCATCAAAAGATGAAACTGATTTGATGTGGGCAAGCTCTATGTGGAGTGAATAGCCGCAAACTTGGCAAGGTAGCTTCGTTAGATCTCTGTTCCAAGTTCTACAAAACATCCGAACTCTTACATTCTTCCAAGACGGATGACGCCCTTTTATGGATATGCCATCGGAAAACTCTTTGATGGTCTTGCCCTTGTTTATGCTCTTACCATCGCTAATGATACAAGCTCTGTGTCGCTTACCTCTAACAATATCACCGCAAAATGAACAAACCTTCCATACCTTACTTGTTCGTTTTCGCTTCACATAGAGTTTGTTGGTGATAATTGCGCTGCATCTTCTGCTGCAATATTTTACGTTTGCGATATTGCTACAGTCTGGATTTCCACATTTCATCTTGGCGTATCCTCTCTGCCTTCTAAGCAGTAGAAAAGGTAATCGGAACATGAGGGTTCGAGTCCCTTCGCCAAGGCTAAACCACCATAAAACAAGAATCAAGTCAGCGCCATTATCAAAAGTTCGATTTCGGCTATTCAAGTCTTGTGAAGGTTCGAGTCCTTCTAGGGGTGCTATCAGTGCCGTTTGCTGATGCTGGTTTCAGCAATCGCCCTATAAGCGATAGGACATGGGTTCGATTCCCATACGGCACACAGCGGTTGATGTGGTGAGATTTGTTTTCCGTGGAGGGCTGCTTCTGATTGCTTCTCAGCCCGACGAAGCGGAGCATATCGATGTACCCGACTCTTCACTAGAGTCTAAAACCACATCTGCTAGCGTATCTCAATGGTAGAGAAGCGACCTTTTAAGTCGCGATATGAGGGTTCAACTCCCTCCGCTAGCACTATCGATCAATGGAGATCGGTAAAAGAGGAGTGTCTGCAATGGACGATGATTCAAAGATCGTGAGTGGCGTATTCGGGTTGGGTTGCCTCACGGTGATCCTGAACTTCGTGCTCAGCATCGCGTTTCTCGCGGCGGTCGCCTACGCGGTCGTCTGGGTGATCAAGCACGTCAACTGAGCCGCCAACGCACAGAAGGGAAACTTTCATGAACATCAACACGCAATACCACCCCACCGCCCGCGTCAAGATCCGCCGCACCGAGATCCTGGACGGAGGCTCGATGGACGAAGAGGTTTTCCACTACACCTACCGAGTCTTCGAGAAGGGTCCGGGCTCGAACAAGCGCACGACGTGGATCTACAAGAGCGACATCACGCTCAAGGACGCCATCGCCGGATACTGCAAGTTCAAGGGCACGCTCGACAAGTTCCCCTCGTTCTGGTTCGAGGGGCGAGAGGTGCGCGATCAGTGGGAGAGGCTCCTGATCCTTCACCACCTCATCGAGAAGTGCAAGATCGCCGAGAAAGCGGTCGTCGAAGAGCTCGAGAGGGAGATGGGGATGCGGGATCTGGCCTGCCTCGTCCCTCCCGGTCGCTGAACTCAACACAGAAGGGAAACTTTCGCCATGAAGATCCGTCGTCGCAACCATCCCGAGGGTCACGTCGCCCGAGGCAAGAACAACCCGAGCCCGACGCGCGGAGCGCGCACGAAGTCGGGAGCGCTCCGAGTTCATCCCCGTGACAAGATGGGGAGGGTCTACGCCCAGAGCACTGATGGAGGGCTCGTCCGTACGTGGGGGGCTCTCTACAACCACAACGGCGAAGAGATCAACCCCGTCGAGATCCAGGCCAAGATCGACGAGCGCACCGCTATGACCTCGTGGGTCAGGTCGGGACAGTCCACGACGATCGAGCTCGGCAAGAAGCTCTTCCTCACCGTGGACGACAGAGGCAAGCAGCCGACCGTGTTCCTGCACACGTCGAGCAACCCAACCCACACGCAGAAGTTTCCCAAGGGCATCAGGACACTGCCCAACCTCAAGGTGGCGCGTCGCTACGCCCGCGAGCTGCTCAACTACCACGCGCAGAAGGCGGCGTGAGAGTTCACGCCACGTTCGTGAGGACTCGTCGGGAAGTGGTGGAGATGGACTTCATCCTTCCCGACGATTCTTCTCGCCAAGCCATCTTCGAGAAATTCAGAGAAGTCCAGAACTCTGGAAATCTTCGCTACACACCGACAGACGAGATCGATGATCAGTGGGCTTACCTCAACGATGAGGAAGAGCCGCTCCAGAACACGAAGAAAGGTCCGTGATCATGCCCCGTAATCTCGTCGCCAAGCTCACCCGTTCAACCAACCAGATCGGAAAGGTCGCCCTCAATGGCGTCTCCGATGCCGCCACGCCCGAAGAGATCCGCAACTACGCGATGCTCTTCGGCAAGCTCTTCCCCGATCGTGTGCAGTGGGAGGCTCCCGAACAGACGGCGAGCGCCATCACGATTGTGGACAACCTCTTCAACAAAGCGACAAGTGTCGAACCGGGTGCCAAGGTCAAGCTCGTCTCCGGGCTCTTGGGGGATCGCTCTCCCAAGCCACTCTTCAAGCAGACGGTCAAGCTCCCCGCCAAGGGGACCAAGATCTTCTCGATCCTCACCTACCTGCTCTCGAACCCCGGCTCGACCGTGACGGAGCTGTCGAGGGTGCGCGGTCACAATCTCCACAAGGAGCACGAGGATGCAAACAAGCTCACGAACGCTCTCGTGAGCGCGTACTCCAGACTTCTCGATCGTGTGCGCAATCCCTCCAGCCTCCGCGCTGGGACCGAGGTCTGGTGCTACTCGCTCAGGCCCGAGGTCGCCGAGGCCGTGCGCGAGGCTCTGAAGGTCTGACACAAGGAGGGCTTCATGGCACTTCGTGAGTGCAGCGAGTGTGGTGTGAGTTTCGACCCGCACTCTCCTGCAAAGCGAAAGGCCGGGGGGAAGATCTTTCATTGCCCCGACTGCTCCGAAGAGGTATCTACACCATACCTCGGGGTGGTCGGGGGCGATGGAAAGCAGAGTTCGGTCTCGGTCATCAAGTTCGACTCGCAGAGTGACCGAGACAAGTATCAGAGGTGGTTCCAATCCGTTTCTGGTTACAATACGGGCAAGAACTGTCAGATGGGTCATGAGCCACCGCCGTGTCCTGTCGCTCACTTCACCACAGTTGCTCACAATGGGGGCAACTCAAACCACAAGGGGAAAGCATCATGAAGAACTGGTCTCACCGAGGAATGCCTCGGATGCTTCAGAGCGAAGGGGCGGTCAACACCGCCCCCAACTTCAAGATCAAGAAGACGGACAAGGGAGAGGTTCCGGTGTCACACCTCGAACCTCTCAACAAGACCGTCCGATGGAACTCAAACGAGTTTCAGTACGTGCGGAACATGCGACCGCTCTCGCGGCGCAAGCATCGTCGGGGTGCTCCAAGCGGGTACTGATCTGACAACGTGGGCCGCGATTACGTAAAACGCGGATCTGCCGCTCGTTGAAGTTGCCTCACATCTGGCTCAGAGACCTCTATCCCGAGAGTATCTGGGAGGGTGTGGGTGCAATGGCAGCACGTTCTTGTCGAGTGCGGGATCACAGACACAAGATCGTATGGGTTCGATTCCCTTGAGCGGAACCAAGAAAGGAGAGGGTAATGCGATACTACGCAGTGCAGTTCTGCTGCAAGAGGGCCGGTTGGACAACTCTGGAACATCTCGGCTTCAAAAAGCTCCACGAAGCTGTGAAAGTTCTTCAGGAACTCTCGAGCCAAAGGCCCTATTTCGCGATGAGAACTCACCAGATGCCAAAGAGCTGGGCACCCTCTCCTTGTGAGGGGGATGTGATCGAGGTTGCCAAGGAGACCATGGACAAATGTCATTTCTGACAAGTCACCACGGATCTTACATTCACGACTATGAAAAGTCTTGCAACCTCAAACAAATCGCGACTCTCAGCCGGGAGGGTGCGGAGGATGTGCTCCGTGGGAGCCCCTTCGTCGATCCCAGGAACATCCGATGGGGTTCTGAGTACCTCTTCATGAACAAGGGGTGGTACATCGTCGCCCACAACGCGAAAGAGGATACCTGCGACATCCTCTACCTTGCCGATGGTAGGTACTACCTCTGGCAAGCATCGCCCGCTTCCAGACTCCTCCAAGAGATCAACCGCTATCGGGATAATCCAATCACAAGCATCGAGCAGATAAGGGTGAGGTAATCCTCTGATGTTCAAGCACGGAGATATCGTAAAGTACAAGGGCGAGTTCCTTCGCTCTGTGGGTTGGTACACCAACGTTCCGAAGGACGGAAAGGTGATCATCAACGATCAGAATCCCATCATGGGAGATCCTTCCGAAAAGTTCTGTTGCGTGGCGGTGCATTGGTGCGACTCGCCCGCACCCAAGCTTTGCAACATCAAAAACATCATGCTCGCATCGAAGCCGGGGTGAACCATGGGCATCGTAGTGCAAAAAGTCGCAGAGCTTCTCAACTGCACGAAGGGGGGAGTATTGATCCTTTCTGGACTTCCGGGCTCTGGTAAAAGCAAGCTCGCCAACGAGCTTTCAGAGCAGCACGCGAACACTCGCGTGATCTCCTCCGATGATTACTTCATGCGGAATGGAAAGTACGAGTTTGATCCAAGAAAGCTTGGAGAAGCTCACGATCGGTGTTGGGAGAGCTTCCTTCGAGAGTGCGATCGTTGGGACTCTTGGAGACTGTCTGATGGGCTGCTCATCGTGGACAACACGAACACCTCTCCGTTCGAGCTCGCCCCCTACGTGAGATACGCAACGGGGTGCGGAATTCCTACGCTTACACTCTTCGTGAGCCGTTCGTTCGAGTGGTGTGCTCGCGATCAGACACACGGGGTGTCTATCGAGACCATGCAACGCATGGATCAGAACATCACACGTACGCTCAAGGACTTCCCTCGGTATTGGGATCGCAAGATCTGGAGTTGGTCATGAAAGTCATCGAAACACTCTACGAAACGATCAAGGACTCTGCCGTCGGGGCGGTGGGATCGTTTGTCGCGAAGAAGGTTCGCGACAAGATCACAGAACGCCTCGAAGAGACCGATTGGGAGAGGTTGCAAGCCAACCTCCGCAAGCGGGTCGAAGAAGCCAATCGGGCCAAGGCTCAGCAGAAGCCCAACTACATCAAGGTAACGAGGTTGGACAAGCAATGAACGGACAAACCTACAAGGTCGTGACCGAAGCTCTTCTGGCCGCATTCCCCTCTCGGAGTGCATTGAGTAGAGCGCTCTTGTTCGGCTGTGAGCTTCGGCTCAACGAGATTGCTGGAGATGGTATCCCTCTCCCTGCGGTTGTCGGTGAGCTCCTCACCTACATGAACTCCCAAGGAGTCGCTGCAACCGTGCTCAAAGGGCTTCTGAGCCAGAATCCCCTGAACCCGAAACTCCAGAGCGCCGTTGCTCTGGTTACGGGATCGCCCATCGAAGTCACAACCCCAACCCAAGAAAGCACTCCTACAGTGAGCAACGCCAATCAGAAGATCCACAGCGTACATCGTATGGGGCTTCTCGCCGTGCTCTGTCTCGCGCTCAAGGCTCCGAGCGAAGAGGTGGAGGGATTTCTCGATGAGCTCATCGAGGAAGACACCACCTACAAGGGGCTCGCCGACATCGACCGCGACACCATCTCCGATGCGGCACGAGCCACCATCAAGGGGGTCAAGGCGATCCAGATCAACAACGCCGTGAAGGTTCTTCAGCTCTTCGGACCCGAGATCAAGGTCTCGGAGAAGGGGAGGCTCAACATCGTCAAGAACGAGCTCACAGGCGAGTGGGAAGTCTCCTCGCGCACGACAGACGCCGAGGATGGCACGCTCTACAAGCCTGTGGAGTTCCCGAAGCCCATCGTCGGTTGGTATGACGGGAAGACATACCCGATGGGGGCTCTCGTCGATGACAACGACCTCCCGCTCACAAGCGAAGGCATCGAGTCTCTCCTTCAGAGGAACTACCAGATGGGGGCGCACCCGTGGTGGTCCAGAAACCTCGGGAACTTCTCCGTGGTGGACCTCTGCCGCGCTCTGAAGGACGGAAAGCAACCCGTTCAGATCTTCAAGATCCTCATCGACCCGCTCAGCAACTTCTGTCTGCGTGAGCAGGACTGCCAGATCTTCATCGAGAAGATGAAGACGGCGGTGCCCAAGAACACAGATGCGACGAGCACCACTCAATCGTTCGAGTGGACGCGAGAGAGGAAGATCGCGCTGCGAAAGGCTCTGGCCAAGCTCTTTCCATCGAGCTCCAAGCTCAGGACCCTCGCATCCGACTCTGCACTGAACACATCGAGGGTCGATTTCAACGGTGCGGAGGAGAACATCGCCTTCTCCATCATCCAGGAAGCGGAGGCGGCACAGAAGCTCGACAGGCTCTACGCGGTCGCCCTCTCGGAGTGGCCCAACTCGACCATCCTCCGTGATGTGAGGCTCGCGTGAGTAAGGACTACGCAAACCTCTTTTCTTGGCTTGCCAAGCAAGATGCGAGCAAACCCCACATTCAAGAGCTCATCGATCTGATCGGGGCCTCGGTTGAGGCGAAGCAAGCCGCGGAGAACTTCGATCGTGCGATGGGCATCGCCGAAGCGACCGTGGATAAGCTCAGAGCAGCCTCAGAGGAGCTCAACAAGCTCAAAGAGGAGCGTGCAATCCTTGCGGAGATGCTCGGAACGGTCTCGATCCTCGATGCCGTGAAGGAGCTCAGGGAGATCGCTCGAAGCATCCCCAACGACCCTCCGGGTTTGGACTAGGCCCTTTAAAGCCTTCCAAACCCCTTCTAGCTACCCACCCCTATCCCCGACCCTTTCCTGCCATTGCAGCGCCTCGTAGGTGCCTTTACGGGCATGGTTCAAGGCACCCTTCCGACCTTCAACCCGGATGGGGTTTGGGAAGGGGGTAGGGGGATGGGTAGTAATACCTAATACTAAGTATAAGAATATATAGGGAGACTGAAAAAAACTCAGTGAGGTGCCTTGTGAACATCGAAGAGATCGTCAGAAATCCGACATCATTTAGAGTGGAGAAGCTCTCCGCTACTGAGTACGAAGAGCTCTTCAATGCTCTCAAGGATCGCTACAACCCTCATGTGAAGTACCGCGGAGGGGGCGGTGGTCTGATCCTCTGTCGTGCAGAGCTCATAGCTGGCAGTTCCATGCCACACGATACGGACTGCTACTGTCGTGGGCGTCTGATCTACGAAACAGTTGCGACCTCGGGCTGGTTGCGCGAGCACAACGAGACAATGGAGAGAGCCAAAAACCTGAGAGCCACCATGGAAAAAACTGCAATCGACAAACTCAGAGATCTCGTCGTCAGAAACTCAAGCACAACGTGGATTGGTGTCGACAGGTTCTCGGAGAGCGTGACCTTCGTTCTCCGAAACGAACAAGGTCATTACTTGTACAGTGCTGACCTCAAAGATCCCAAGACACAAATCGCTGTTGCCAACGCTAACAGCATCGGATCTTGGGACAGCTCTCTGTGGTCAAACGGGATCGGCAGCGAACTCAAAGCATTTTGGTCCACGATCCGTTGGGGCTACGATGCCTTCCCAAAGGATGCGTTGAGTTTCACGTTCAAGGATGGTGTCATCACCTACACCAACGCGAAGGGCGAGAAGTTCAGTGAGCCAGTCTGTGTAGTGGATTCTGCTCACAAATCGCAGTGGTCAACGCTACCCACTACCGCAGCAAGTGCGACTCCCCCACTGACTCACAAAGCGTTGATCGAGAAGAGAGACATCCTTGGGCTCATTACGAAGTTCAAAGATGGCCCCCTGGAGATCTGCCTTGTCGATCCGGGGCACTCACACTACGACCCCACGCTGCTCAACATCGCCGATTTCCTGAAATCTCTGTCCGGTTTCAACTGGATTGATGGTTTCAACACGGATTCTAGAGTGCAAGAGTCGTGCGGGCTCTTCCGAGAGATCAAAGCTCGGCTTGAGTGTAACGAGCTCAAGTTCAAGCCAGAGTGCGTCCGACTCACCATCTTCTACGATGGAAGCTATCGAGTAACTCGAGTTCCTGGTAGCCCTGCGGGTGTCACAAAAGGTCTTGAGGGCATTCGCAGACTCAAGGAATTTCTCGTGGATGCCACCCTCGCAGGTCAGTTCAAAGCCTACGTGACCTCGGAAAACCCCACCATCGAGGGGGCTTTGGCACTCTTGGATGGAAAGAGGATCAGCCTGTCGGGTACTGTGGGCATGGAGGCAGAAGGTGCGGTACTCGATAATCGAGATCTTGATCGGTACGCTTGGAACGATGACTTCTGGAATACGGTCATCAGGAGTGAATCGGGTGGTACGGCTCTTCGATGGCTTCGCACATCGAACCGGGGTGATCACATCCGATATGCGCTCGTCTATCAGAGCGCAGAGCTCATCGAAATGGTGGGGCACGATGGAAAGCAGATCCGAGTCCGCTTCAAAGACCTCTTCGATGCCAACACTGCGGTTCTGATTCGATACAACCCAACCACGATCCAAGAGGCGCTCAGTCTGCTCGCAGTGGCTCCCCTTGAGCCCGAGAAGTGCATCGATGCCGCTGCGCCCATCTTGGATGGGATCACCGTCACGCTCAAGGGATATCCCCACGTCGCGCGCCCAATCCGATGGGAGGCGTTCCAAGAGCTCTTCCATTCGGGGTGTCCGGTTTGGGATAAGGTTGTGCAGGATCGTAGGCCCAATCAGATCAACGGAGATCAGATCTCGGACATTTCCTACTACCTTGCCGGATTTCCTGAGCTCTACAGGGAGCTCAGTCACATCACGTTCAATCTCTCCCGACGAGAGGTCATTCTCACAAACATGAAAGGTGTGTCCGTAGTCTGGACGCACACTCAATTCACCCACAACCGCAAGCCCGTAGAGTTCCCCGCAACAACCGTGAAAGAAGAGGCTCCCATGGCAACTCCCAATTCCAATGATTCGCTCGTCAACTTCGTGAACAACGCCCGTCGGGATGGTCGCAAGATGGCCACTCGCATGGCAGGCAAGCAGATCGTCAAGGCGATCCAGGAACCGCTCGTGGCTGCACTCGCGGCGCAGCTCGGACCCGGAGATGAGGCCCTCAAGGCGAAGATCGCGCTGTTTCTCGCCACGGACATCGGCAAGGCTCTTCTGGGCGGTCTCGTCTCTGCGGGCCTCTCTGCGGCCAACGGGACGATCATCAAGAAGTCCGATCAGATGGTGATCTGCGCGGAGCTCGCCGAGGACATGAAGATCGAGGCGGGTGCCGTGGCGATGGATGCCGTGGTCGATGTGATCATGGGACCGGCGCGCAGCATCATCACCGGGACGATCGCCTCCCTCGCGGAGAGCAATGGCAATGAACAGATCGCGCCTCCCGAGCCTCCCGCAGCGGGTCTCGGGAACGGGAACGGAGAGAAGCTCAACATGAACGTCGAAGAGTGTGTGGCCGAGAAGGTCGAGGTGGTCAAGTGAGCTACAAGAAGGCAATCGAGGTTCTCGAGGCTCTGCCCGAGGATCAGAAGATCATGATCCGTCGTTACTACAACGATCACAATGGGCGGCACTGCGCGATCGGGCACCTTGTCCGAGTGAAGCCCGAACACGAAACAGGAATCCGAATCCTGCTCGATCCCAGGTGCTACGTCTCCCAAGTGCCGAGCATCAATACGAAGTACATCAAGGATCGTCTCGATGAGCTCGAGATGACCGAAGATGAGGCTGGCCGACTTCAAGAGTACGTGGACACCGAATCGGAACGCGCGGGTGTTGAGATGGGCAGAACCCTCTTCGATGCGGCGCTCAACTTCATGCGAGAACAGGAGAGTCTGTAATGTCGTACAACGTACGTGGTGCATCGGTCGCCGAACAAGTCATGCTCGAACAAGCTGGATTCAGGAAGAGTTCGCTCGAAAGTCTTCCGGTCGAGCGCTTTCATGGACCGTGGCACCACCCTGAGTACCCCGGCAGAATCTTCTCCGTCGAAGAGGCTCTGGCACTCATGGCAAAGCGCCAGCAGAGCTTCCAGAGCAAGCCGGATGGGATCGGACACACCACCTCAGACTTCTGAGAGTGTAATCTCATGGAATCCTACGACTGGCTCGACGAGATCTGCGAGCTTGGCTT